AGAACAAAGAGATGGATATGGCGGAAGGTGACAGTAGTGCAAAATATAAAGTAAAAAGTATCGGGCATGATACCCGAGGTGATTACTATATTAGCCCAAGCACTAGAAAGAAAGTTTATAAAAGTGGTGTCAAAGTCAGTGATCACGAAAACCCTAAAACGGGTGAGCACAAAGGTGTGGCGGAAGGTGAAGTAGTTCCATTAGGTAAAAAACATCGTGGTGATTTAGCAGGCATACATTCATGTCCCAAGTGCGGGGGCGAATTACAAGGTGGTAATTATATGGGTCAACGTGTGAAAGTATGTCAACCATGTAAGCAAGTTTATCTACCACCAAATTCAGGTATTGATCAACAGGGTAATAAAACTAACGAGCAAGGTGTGGCGGAAGGCAAGGACGACAAAATTGCTCAACTAAAGAAAGACCATGACACCGCAGTTCATTGGAGTAAGAATGAGACAAGCCCGCAGAAGCGTGAGGCTGCTCGTCAGAAGGCTGAGAAGATTAAAGCACACCTAGAGAAACAATATAAGCAAGGTGTGGCGGAGGACGATGCTGGTGATGTTGAACAGCGGTTTGCTGCTAAAATGGAAAAAGAAAAACAGCGTTTAGCAAAAATAAAACAGACTGATCCAGAAGCATACAAGCGTGAAATAGCCAAGCGTAAAACTTCATCCAACATTCCCCCTGTGTCTACATTTGAGCAACAAGGTGTGGCGGAAGAAGCCAAGCATGGCCTATATTATAATGTAAACAAGCGCAAGAAGGCCGGCACCAGTAGACCTGCAAGCAGTCCCAAAGCACCCACAGCACAGGCGTGGAAAGATGCTGCTAAAACTGCTAAAAAAGAAAGTGTAGCAGAAAGACAACTTGACGAATTTGTACCAGCATTGGCAGCGGGTGCAGGTGCATTAGCACGTGGTGCAGCAATGGCTGGAGGTGCTGCACTAAAAGGAGCTCAAGCATTAGGTGGCGTAGCATTAAAGGGTGCTCAAGCAGTTACACCGAGCCTAGTAAAAGGCGTACAATCAGCAGGCAATGCTGTTACAAAAGGTGTGCAAGCAGTTACACCTGGTGTTGCAAAAACTGGACAAGCAATTCAAAAAGTTCCAGGTCAAGTTGAAAAAGGATTGATAAAAGGATTTGACATGCTGAATGCTCTTGTTCCTGGGGGAATCTTTAATCCTGATGGAAGCATGAAAGGGTCGCAATATCTAACAAAATATCTAACGCCACAACAAATTCAACAAGCACAGCAACAACCGGCACAAAAGCAACAGCAAGGTGTGGCGGAAGGCACAGAAAAACGCTGTATGCAGTGCGGCATGAAAAGTTGTAAATGCCCAGGTACTTCATGTAAGTGCAAGCCTATTGCAGGCTGGGTGCCTGGCAAGGGATTCAAGAAGGCTATGGACGAAGCTGCCAATGCTGCACAGCAGGCCGCTATTGCTATTTCTAAAAAGAAAGCAATGTCAGAAAACCCAGACTGGTACAATGACGAAGCAAACAGCATGTCCAGTAGCCAATTAAAAAGCCTATATAAACATGCGATGAAATTACGCCAAGCAGTTAAACAAATGCAGGCACAAGGTGATACATTAGAACCATGGCAGCAAAGTAAAGTTACCAAAGCCGCTGATTACCTAGATGCTGTGTTCAATGCAGTGGATGACGAGCATGACATGGGCGAGCAGACTGAATTAGAAAGTGTGGGCGTTCCATCATACGGTGTAGGCGGCTATCGTAATCGTGGTGATGACGAGAGACACGATCTAGATGATCCAGAACTACAACAAAATCGTCAAGAAGTCACATCCTACAATATTACTATCGACGGCAAACCAATCAATCCCAAACCAATCTTTGGACGCAGTGCTACTATTGCCTGGGGCAAGAAACATGCTGCCACTGGCGTAGATCTTTCCAATGCTATGATATCTCCAGTTAAGCATACTGAAGATGCCTATATGGAGTCACTACAAAATATGTTAGAGCGTTCTGTTAGTCAGGCACAACATAATCTAATGGTAGGTGTTGCACACAATCCAGCATTTGCCCAAAAGGTAAAAGTTAAACGAGCTGTTGGACAAGAATTTGCTAATGCAGATCAAGGTCACGACATTAGCAAACTACCAATACGTGTTCCAAAAAAGAAATGAAAATCAACGATTTATTAGAGTCAGACGACTACGAAATACATAACCAAGAAAAACTAGATCGAATACTGGTCAAGTTATGTGAGATGGTCATCGAAGCACAACAAGAAGATAGTGAATACTATGGTATGGTTGCTGCCGGTGTCCTCGATCCTGATAATAATTTAGCTGCTGGAGTAAACTACCCACATGAAGAAGGCGGTCGTGTCCATGCAGAAAGAGCCGCAATGGAATTATATGAAAGCCAATATGGATCACCTGTTCCCAAAGGCAGTATCATTATTACAACATTAAGTCCATGTAATGAACACGCAGATAGGACAGCAGACGGACGCCACGGCGAAAGTTGCACTGAACTAGTAAACAATTCTACAGTTCATAAAGTCTATTGCGGATATCAAGATCCAAGCCAAGGTGACGACGAACACGATGAAAGAACATTCACTTTAGAAGAAACTCGCAATCCTGTCATCCGTGCTCTTTGCAAAAAGTTTGCAGATACATTCCTAGATGGTCATGTTTCTGAATCAGCAGCTTGGCATCGTAAAGCTGGTAAAAGTAAAACAGGTGGGTTGAATGCCAAGGGCATTGCCAGCTATCGTAGAGAACATCCGGGTAGCCACTTACAGAAAGCTGTAACAACTAAACCCAGTAAACTAAAGCCTGGAAGTAAAGCAGCTAAACGCCGTAAATCATTCTGTGCTAGAATGGGCGGCAGTAAAGGTCCAATGAAAAAGCCAAACGGTGAGCCTACCCGTAAAGCCCTAGCATTGCGTAAGTGGAACTGCTAATGCGTATTTCTGAACTTGTAGAAAACTTTGCAGATGGGCGTCATCCTGAAGATAAAGGTGACAGTAAACGTCACGGCATCAATACCAAGGCCGGCGTAAGTAGTCTGCGTAAGACTGCCAAACAAGGCGGACGCAAAGGACAACTGGCACACTGGCTGGCCAACATGAAAGCTGGCCGAGCAAAAAAGAAATAAAATCAAGTGCCGATTTACCTTTAAGCCACATTGGCTGTACTACGAAAAAACAGGGAAAGCTCATAGTTAGGGGTCCTCGGATGCCCGGTTAACCACTTGACATGATATTTAACAATAAATATATCCATGTATAACTTTATAAAACAACTGCAAGAAGGCAGAGTAATTAAAAAATTAGAGCAGGTAGCCTTGCCCTATGCTCGTGACGGTCTTGGTCGTAGTTTGAGTAAAAAAGCAATAGACTATCATTATGGTAAATTATACGGCGGATATGTGACTCGATTCAATGCTGGAGAAGGTGACCCAGATTTTAATGAAGCCGGTGCATTCTTGCATAGCATTTATTTTCCACAAATGCAACCACCGAAAGGATCAAACCAACCTAGTGGTAAATCTCTAGAATTTATCAATCAGCATTTTAAAAGTTTTGATAAGTTTAAAGAAAAGTTTGAAAAAACTGCCATGGGCATACAAGGCAGTGGTTGGGCCTATCTTGCCAAGAATGGTGAAATCAAAACCATTGTCAATCACCAAATTAAAAACGATATTATACTATTAATAGATTGGTGGGAACACTCTTGGGTGATGGATTATCAAGCCGATAAAAAAGGTTATTTGAATAATCAGTGGAAAATTATCAATTGGAATATCATAGACGCCCGTTTATAAAATAAACATTGACACTGCTCCTTGTATAGCGTATACTAGCTAACAAGGAGATTTTTTATGAGTAAAGCGTTCGGAGCCCCAGAGCAGGCCAAAATTAAACAAATCGTTGCAGAGGGAATGACGGTAATGCAGGAAATTCAAGACCTAACTGAAGGTCTCAACGAAACCATCAAAGCTGTGGCGGAGGAATTGGAAATCAAGCCCAGTGTTATTAAGAAGGCAATTAAAATTGCACAGAAAGATACATGGGATCAAGTGTTCCGAGAATTCGACGACTTGGAAACTATTGTAGACATTAGTGGTCACAGCTTCCGTCGTGAAGATCAATGATTGAAATATTCAAGCCAACGATAGACTGGATCAAAGATGACTACCGTACTAATCCTTTTCGCTTCTGCATTGAGTTGCTTGCTTGGGCTATTAGCATTGGGTGTTCGATTACAATGGCTATTACAGTCCCCAACCCGCCCTTACTATCTCTCTATCCTATTTGGATCCTCGGCTGCGGTCTCTATGCTTGGGCTGCTTTTACTAGGAAAAGTTTTGGCATGCTGGCTAACTACATCCTGCTGGTCAGTATAGATTCTATTGGCCTAGTTAGAATGTTGGCTAAATATTTTTAAGAATGGTACGATCAGCCATAATTGATCATCAAGGTATGTGTATGCCGCAAATTACACAAGGGAGAAAAATATGAGTTATGTAGATGCTCGGTGGGACCGAGAGAAGGACATTGTTCAGGTTATTGAACGTGATCCAAAGAAAGGCAGGTTGTATCAAGAATATCCTGCAAAGTATATGTTCTATTACCCAGATCAACGGGGTAAGTATAAATCCATTCACGGAGAGAATCTTTCAAAAGTTACCGCACGTAACTGGAAAGAGTTCATTAAAGAACAGAAAATTCACAGCGCACACAAGTTATACGAAAGTGATATCAATCCTGTATTCCGCTGCCTAGAAGAAAACTATCTAGGTAAAGATGCTCCAAAACTAAATGTAGCGTTTTTCGACATTGAGGTAGACTTTGATCCAGAACGTGGTTATAGCACCCCAGAGGATGCGTTCATGCCAATTACTGCTATCGCTGTTCACCTACAATGGTTAGACACACTTGTATGTCTTGCAGTGCCTCCAAAGACTCTTACGATGGAGCAGGCAGTAGAACAAGTTAAAGATTTTCCCAACACTATGTTGTTTGAAACAGAATACGAAATGTTGGATACATTCTTAGACCTTATACAAGATAGTGATGTACTAAGTGGTTGGAACTCAGAAGGTTTTGATATTCCATATACAGTAAATAGAGTAACAAAGGTTCTCAGCAAGGAGGATACACGTAGATTCTGCTTGTGGGACCAAATGCCTAAGAAACGAGAGTACGAAAAATATGGAAAAGCGGCTGTTACTTATGACCTCGTTGGTCGTGTTCATATGGACAGTCTCGAGTTGTATCGCAAATACACCTATGAAGAACGACACACTTACCGATTGGATGCTATCGGAGAAATGGAGGTAGGCGAAACAAAGACTGTATATGAAGGTACACTGGACCAACTATACAACAATGACTTTCGTAAGTTTATCGAATACAACAGGCAAGATACTGCACTATTAGATAAGTTAGATAAGAAATTAAAATTCTTAGATCTCGCCAGCACTATTGCACATGAGAACACTGTGTTGATTCAAACCACAATGGGTGCTGTGGCTGTAACTGAACAGGCCATTGTAAACGAAGCCCATCACCGTGGATTAATTGTGCCAAGTCGTCCTAAACGTGATGAAGATGCTATCAATCAAGCGGCCGGTGCATATGTTGCATATCCAAAGAAAGGTCTTCATGACTGGATTGGATCAATGGACATTAACTCACTATATCCATCTGTTATTCGAGCATTGAACATGGGTCCGGAAACTATTGTGGGGCAACTACGACAGGATTATACCAAGTCAGAGATCGATGCTAAGATTGCTAAAGGTTCTAGTTTTGCGGCTGCATGGGAAGGTAAGTTTGGTAGTAACGAATACGAATTTGTTATGGCACAGGATCGAACTAATGATATTATTATCGATTGGGAGAATGGCGAAACGGATGTAATGAGTGGCGCACAGATCTACGAACTAATATTTGAAAGTAACAAGCCTTGGATGATGAGTGCTAATGGCACAATCTTTACACACGAACGTGAAGGTATTATCCCCGGACTACTAAAACGCTGGTATGCTGAACGTAAAGAGATGCAGGCCAAATTAAAAGAATGTATTAAAGCGGAGAATAAAATTGAAGAAGAATATTGGGATAAAAGACAGTTGGTTAAGAAGATTTTACTTAACAGTTTATACGGTGCTATTCTTAATGCTGGTTGCCGTTTTTTCGATAATCGCATTGGTCAGTCAACCACCCTTACAGGGCGTGGAATTGCCAAACATATGGCAGGAAAAATCAACGAAGTAATTACAGGAGAATACGATCACGTGGGTAAGGCCATTATCTACGGTGATACAGACTCTGCATATTTTAGTGCTTACAATTCGTTAAAAGTTGAAATTGCCAAAGGTCAGATACCGTGGGATAAGAATACAGTGGTACAACTGTATGATACAATTGCCGACGAGGTCAATTCAACTTTCCCACAATTTATGCTAGATGCACATCACTGTCCAAAGTCACGTGGTGATGTTATTAAAGCAGGACGAGAAATCGTTGCTATCAAAGGCCTGTTCATTACCAAGAAGCGTTATGCTGTATTGTATTATGACAAAGAAGGAAAACGCAGTGATATTGATGGCAAACCAGGTAAGATTAAGGCCATGGGCCTGGACTTGAAGCGTAGTGATACTCCGGAATTTATGCAAAAGTTCTTGGAAGAAGTACTGACCAAAGTGCTGAATAATGCACAAGAAGAAGAGATCTTAGGCATGATTACAGAGTTTAGAACTGAGTTTAAGGCAAGACCTGGTTGGGAGAAAGGCAGTCCTAAACGTGCCAACAACATTGCCGAGTATCAAAAGAAAGAAGAAAAACAAGGCAAGGCCAATATGCCCGGACACGTTCGTGCTAGTATTAACTGGAACACTCTAAAGCGCATGAACGGTGACAAATACAGTCAACAGATTGTTGATGGTATGAAAGTTATTGTCTGTAAGGTAAAGGCAAATCCATTAGGTTATACAAGTATTGCATATCCAGTCGATGAATTGCGTTTGCCGAAGTGGTTCCAAGAACTGCCGTTTGATCATGCAGAAATGGAAGCTACTATTATTAATAACAAGCTAGATAACCTCATCGGTGTTCTAGACTGGGATCTCAATTCCACAACTGAAACAAATACATTCCACAGCTTATTCAGCTTTGACTAAAATATTTGTTGACATTTACCCTAAATCTAAATAAACTTATACAAAGGAAACATTATGAAAGATATTCTACAAGACATCGTTGCTCACACCAACAAACTGGGCTTCTTAAACATTGTAAAAATTACAGGTACAGAAGCTAAAACATTGATCGACTCTATGGCAGATGACCGTAGTGTTATCATGTATGCAGAGACTACCAATCCGCATCCCGACATGATTGGCACATTTGGTATGCCACAGCTTGAGAAACTTCGCTATCTAGTAGATGGTAAAGAATATCAGGAAGATGCTAAAATTGAAGTTGTCACAGGTCAACGCAACGGTGAAGAAATCCCAGTCGGTCTCCACTTTGAAAACAAAGATGGCGACTTCAAGAATGACTATCGCTTTATGAATCAAGACATTATCAACGAGAAATTAAAGACTGTCAAGTTCCGCGGTGTTAACTGGCATGTTGAAGTTGCTCCAACTGTTGCATCTGTTCAGCGTTTCCAATTCCAAGCGGGTGCTAACACAGAGCATACAACATTCTTGGCTAAAACAGATGGCGACAAGTTGATCTTTACATTTGGTGATGCTGCAAGTCACGGTGGTGAGTTTGTATTTGCCACAGGCGTTACAGGTAAGATTACCAAAGCATGGACATGGCCTGTTGCTCCTGTATTAGGTATCTTGAAGATTGCAGATGCCAACAATGCTAAAATTGGTTTTAGTAACGATGGTGCTATGCAGATTGAATTAGACAGCGGCATTGCAACCTACAAATATATTATTCCAGCACAGGCATGATAAAAGGGATATCCCAGGGCGGGCGTTATATTACGGTAACTGGAGGTAGTCCTTCCAACCCCTATATTTCGCCTGGCAGTCAATCAGCAGGCATGATGCGCTATAATACCAACATGAATACTGTAGAAGTGTATGACGGAGTATCATGGAAAGAGATTGGTTCAAGTTACGCCGGCATATCGCTAACTTCCGAGGCCGAGGCATTACTTGATTGGGCTCGTAAGAAGCGTGACGAAGAATGGCAAATGCAATCATTGGCTAAAGATCATCCTGCTGTTAAAATTGCCCTGGACAATTTAGAGAAGGCAAAACTACAATTAGATGCTACAATAATATTAAGTAAAGAACATGACACATCAACAAGTTAACCTAACACCACTACAGAAGGATTATGCTGTATATCTTCCCGCAATTTCCTCGTTCTACAGCACCTATATTGCTAAACAACGCCTAGAAAAGTTTATTGCCGACGATCGTATTCCTGCCGGATTTGATCGAGGTATTGAGGGTATGAACTTTCTTAATCCAGAACAAGGTTACTTCACTTACAAATATGGTTTGTATTCTGCAGGTCACGCACAATTAGATCTACAAAAGAGTCTTGTACAAGAATCTATGATACAACAACGTGATCGCAATAACACAATGATTCTAGGTGACTCCGGTGGATATCAGATTGGTAAGGGCGTTCTTAAGTTTGACTGGTTAGACTTCGAAGGCAAGGAAGCTACAAAGACTCGTCAAAAGATTCTAGAGTGGTTGGAAGTGACTGCTGATTGGTCAATGATGCTGGACGTTCCAACATGGGCATGTGATCACATTCACAGTCCAAAGACAGGGTTAAAAACATTTGAAGACTGTTTAGACAAGACTCGTTATAACAACGATTACTTCTTAATGAACCGGTTAGGTCAGACTAAATGGCTTAATGTGCTACAAGGTGGTGATTGGGAAACTGCCGAGAAATGGTACGACGGTGTTAAAGAATTTAGCGACCCTAAAGGTAAGTATGCAGGGCGCGAAGCAGAAGGTTGGGCCTTTGGTGGTGCCAACATGTGCAAGATGGATATTACTCTCAAGCGTATAATGACCTTGAGAGAAGATGGTTTGCTGAAGGGCAAAAACTGGATCCACTTCTTGGGAACAGCGCAACTTGACTGGAGTTGTTACTTGACGTTAATTCAAAGACAAATTAGGAAACATATCAATGAAGAGCTTACCATATCTTTTGACTGCGCCTCACCGTTTATTGCAACAGCGCACGGACTTGTCTATACGAACGCCCAACACACGCCAAAAAGGTGGAGTGTTATTATGGACAAAGCCCCAGACAACAAATCACTATCAGGATCAGACATCCCGTTCCCATTCGAGTCAAGTATTGGTCGCAGATTAACAATGGCAGATATTGCCTATTACAATCTAGGTAAACGCAAGACTGATGCAGAATTAGGTAGTGTTAAGTTCGATCATTTGAATCCAGATCATTATAATGTTGTTCCACGCCTTAACAAACTAGGTAGAATTCCAAATAAAACATCGTGGGATAGTTTTGCCTATGCACTAATGATGGGTCATAATGTAGAGTGCCACATTGTTGCGGTGCAACGTGCTCAGCAATTAATGGACATTGAAATTGCTAAAGTCAAAGATCGACTAACGTGGAAACAATGGAAGAAAGTCAAAGGTTCTGATATGAGTGATGAACATAGCGACTGGGTTCCCCGCAACATTTTATATTTTGCTAGCCTAATTGAGGACCTGTTTAACACAACAACTAAAGCAGAAGCGTTTGACATGATTGATAAAGCTGGTCCTTTCTTACGCAGTTTAGAAGGTGCTCGCTTACAGGGCGGTCCTGCTCAAAATACATTTGGAAGTTTATTTGAAATTGAACAAGTTACATCAGTTGATGAAATTGATCTAGCTAATCCAGATGATGACGAATTGAGAGCACTCGAAGAAGCTATAGGAGAATAATATGGCAACACGTAAAAAGAAAGTAGATGTTATTATGTCTGCTGATATTGCAGAAATGACAGGACCTAAAGTAGTTAAAGGTAATCACTTAACAGTAACTACACACCCGGACGGTCGTACTGAACTTGTTTGGGACGACAATGCATTGTTAGCAGAAGTTCGAACAGCATTGGAATCAGCAGAACTAGCGGCAATGAAACCTGCTGTTCGAGCAAAGGTATCAACACGTAAGAAAAAGGAAAAAGCAAATGGCAACTAAAAAATCAGCAGTAAAAAAGATTAGCGATAAACTAGTTAAAGTAAATGAATCATTTACCGTTAATATGTATGACAACGGTTACATGATTGAAATCGGCGGGCGTAAAGCAGATGATGATTGGGGCAATGCTAAAATCCTTGTCAGCACTATTGAAGAACTAGTAGAGCTCATCAAAGAAGCTAGCGAGATGGAGAGAGACTAATCATGACACAGTATACCGTTAGAACATACTATAAGAAATCTTGTGAACAACATGAGTATTTTTTTAATCGTAAAATCAAAGGTGCAAAGATCATTGTTAAAGATGGTTTCCGCAGTGCAGAATTTACTGTAGAAACTAGCGATGACAAGTTTCCAGAGTTTAACTTTACAGAAGTCTCAGGTGGTGATGGTAGGAAGGATAGCGTTAACTTGTTTGATTGCTTCGGCGACAATGTTGAGAGCACAGAACTTATAGAAATGTTTGACGGTGGTTGCTGGGGCGATATCGAGTTTGAAGGTCTTACTTTAGAACAAGAAGAAGAACTTGAAGAACTCATTAATGAGGAAGGTGCATACGCTCTAGAAGAACACGGTGACGGTGATTGGTACCTCGACGAAACAGAATGTTGGGTATGGGGTCCATTAGAAGTTGAAGATGAAGAAGGCAATGTTCGTATTGTATGTGCAGATGCAGACGGCAATATGGTTACTTTTGACGACGAAGAAGATGAAGAATAATTGGGCAATCAATATATTGACTCATACTATAAAACCTGCTATACTTAATTTATGAAACGAGATTACACAACTGGTGAAGCAGACAACATTCAATTCTTTACAGGCGTAGAGGTTGAGCACACGCCTGCATTTGGAATGATGACCTTGTTTGTAACAGGAGTGCATCCTATAGAAGAAATTGCTCTAAACTTAAATGGTGCAGAGCATATCTTCTTCGGTGCCAACCATAGTTTCAATCCACAAAATAATTTAGATTGGCAACGTTGGGAAACTATGATTGAATTCTTTTTACGTAAAGAATATCTATGTAGTTTAGATATTCCAATGAGTGCTGTAGAAGAATTTAATGAAAACGGTCTAAATGATTACAATAACTTTATTCCGCAAATTCGTGTTCCTATTCCTTACATTAAATTGTGGAACTACAATACAATGATTAAAATTGATGATAAAGATTTTAATGCAACTAACCCGGGTGTATGGTCTCACAGTCTACATACACTTAAGGATCGTAGTAAGTTTACAGACTGGTCACAATATAAAGATGATAAGATATTAAAGTGAATAAAACTTACATTAGAGTACGTACAGAATTTGAAGGATTCCACTTCTATCCAGGTGCAGGTAAAATTAATCCTAAAATTGCATTCCTAGAAAAAGAACATCGTCATATGTTCAAAGTAGAAGTAAAGATTTCAGTCGACCACCTTGATAGAGAATTGGAGTTTTTTCTAGTCAAGTGGGCGCTACAAGATTTCATCAAATCAGGCAATCAAAATCATAAGAGCTGCGAAATGATGGCAACAGATATTTTACAACAGCATCTAATTCCTAACTACGGAGACCAGCGATACTACGAGATCACAGTTTCCGAAGATGGAGAATCAGATGGTATTGTAGAATATATCCCAACTTTATCAATAACTTCCAATTAAGGAAATTCAAATGGCAAATCTTTCTGCCCATGTTCAAAAAACTCTCCGCATGAAACCCGAAGTTACTCGGATCTTTGACGATCTCGATAACTGGTTGGACTATTGCCGGTTCAATATGATTGCATTTAATCCTAGTGATTTGTATCGCAGTCAAGATTATCGCAACTTCCAACGTGGTCAAGAATATCTTGAACGTAAGGCTCGTCGAGAAAATCGAGCACCACGTCAGGACTATTAAAATGGCAAACGTCTTTCTAGTTGACCTAGAAAGTGTTTCGACTAGGTACACGGGTGAATGGAAAATTCATGTACCTAGTCTGCTTTCAAAGGAAGGACACAATGTTCAAATTATCTCTGGCCCTACGGATATTCCTTCTGCCACTACTCCTGGCGCTTTCCTTAATTTTGGTGGTACCAATATATATAAGGCAGACCAGGTTGGGCAGATGGGTCGACTATTTTGCAGTGGAGCCGTTCATCCCGGCGATCACTTTGTGTTTACTGATTCTTGGCACCCAGGTATCATTAACCTAAAGTACATGAGTGAACTGTTACAGATTCCTGTAACTACACACGGATTATGGCACGCTGGCAGTTATGATACACAGGACTTTTTAGGTCGTCTTGTTGGTGCTAAGAAATGGGTTAGACATGCTGAGAAGAGTTTCTTTTACGCATTTGATCACAACTACTTTGCTACAGACTTTCATATTAGAATGTTTGTAGACAACTTGTTAGAAAATGGTTACAAATCTGAAAATGCTTGGTATGAAGAAGATTTTGCTGATTACCAAACTAGTGGCAAGATTGTACGTACTGGCTGGCCTATGGAGTATATGGACAATACATTGACCATGTATAAAAATATGCCCAAGCGTGATTTAATCTTGTTCCCACATCGTATCGCACCTGAGAAACAGGTTGAGATATTCCGCAATTTAAAAGAACACTTACCACAATATGAGTTTGTTGTTTGTCAGGATCAACAACTATCTAAAAATGAATATCATAACTTGCTAGGCGAATCTAAACTAGTTTTTAGTGCCAACCTGCAAGAAACATTAGGTATTAGTTGTTACGAAGGCGCCATTGTAGATGCTATTCCTATGGTGCCAGATCGATTATCTTACAGAGAAATGTATTACGATACATTTAAGTATCCTAGTATATGGACTGAAAGTTATGAAGCATATGAGGCTGCTCGCCCTGCATTATGCTACAAGATTATTCAATATATGAATAACTACGAACAGTTTAAATATCAGGTTCGTAGACAAGCAACAGACTTAACAGAACACTTCTTTAGTGCAACTACATTGTTGGAGAATATTAAATGAACTGGTTTTTAAATATGCTTGAACGTCTAGGACGTAAACGTATTGTAATGGATAGACAAGATAATGAACCTTACCTTGAACGCTACTACATTTTTCTTAAAGATCGAAAGCACTTCCCCTTTAATGTGTTCATTCACAAGTTTCTTAAGTCAGACCCCGATGATGTGCATGATCATCCATGGCCTTACGCTACGATTATCTTAAAGGGCGGATACTATGAATGGACTCCTATATTCGATGGAGAAGGAAAGAAGATTGCAGAAACATGCACATGGCGCGGCCCGGGGCACTTCCGTACTTGTAGTGCTGATAGTTATCATCGTATTGAGCTCGATCCTGCTGTAGAATGTTGGACTATGTTTATGCCCGGACCACAAAAACGTGAATGGGGATTCCTTGTCAATAACAATTGGATCCACAATGATGTTTATCTTACAAACCGTGCAACTCATGAATGACAAAATTAAAGAAGCATTGGGCATTTTACAAGAAGAATGTGCCGAAGTTATTGTAGAGGTTAGTAAGTGTAATAGGTTCGGAATTGATTCATTACATTACAAAACAGGCCTAACACATAACAAAATGCTCGAAGCAGAAATAGGCGATGTTCTTACAATGGTTGATATTTTGATCGAGCAAGGTGTATTAGATATACAGGCATTAGAACAGGCCAAGGTTGCAAAGAAAGAAAAATTAAAAATTTGGTCCACGATTTATGCACAATAACTTGTTGACAGGCCTAAATAAACTCTATATACTATACATATTATGAAAATTAAAGTATCTGAATTATTCTATTCTATCCAAGGCGAAGGACGCTTTATGGGAGTCCCGTCTGTGTTCTTGAGAACATATGGTTGCAATTTTACCTGTCAAGGATTTGGTATGCCTCGCGGAACATTAAGCACAGAGGCAGATGATATTGCTAAACGGGCTGTTGAATTTACAGAATATAAATCACTGCCGCTTGTTAGCACAGGTTGCGACAGTTATGCAAGTTGGCATCCAGCATTTAAAGATTTAAGTCCAACAATCGAAGTTGAAGGACTTGCTAACAACATTGTAGCTACATTACCATTTAAAGAATGGCGTGAAGAACATTTGGTTATTACAGGTGGTGAGCCATTGCTAGGTTGGCAACGTGCATATCCAGAATTGTTGGATCAGCCCTGTATGAAGAACTTAAAAGAAATTACTTTTGAGACTAACGGCACAATGCGTTTGACAAAAGACTTTCGGCAATATCTACTTAACTGGACATTAGGCAACAAGTCGAGAGGCAAGGATGCACTTACATTCTCAATCAGTGCTAAACTGCCTTCAAGTGGCGAGTCGTGGGAAGATGCAATCAAGCCAGAAGTGGTATTGTCATATGAAGATGTTGGACATGCATACCTTAAATTTGTTGTAGCAACAGAACAGGATATTGAAGATGCATTAAAGGCAACACAACAATATCGTGATGCTGGATTTAAAGGCAATGTATATCTAATGCCGGTCGGTGGTGTAGAAAGTGTATACAGCGTTAATAATAAAACTGTTGCATTGGCTGCAATGAAACACGGTCTCCGTTATAGTGATCGGTTGCAGGTGCCGTTGTTTAAGAATGAGTGGGGAACTTAATATGAAAAAATTTGTTAAAAAACTGTTTGGCATTAAAGAGCCATATGTGCGGACTTTTGAAGAAGAAGAACGTATTAAAGCAATTGGCGATGCAGCCGCAGAAGAATCTAAACGGATTGCTGAAGAAAAGAGGATTGCCGCTTTATCTCCAAAAGAAGCTGCAACTGAAAAGAAAGAGCCTTACATTATGGTTCTCAATACACATGTCAATATGGACAATGTGCGTAATGGATTCTTTGAGCTTGACTGGAACGAATACTTTGTGTTACAATTAAAGAGTGCTGGATACACAGGTGAATCAGATGAAGCTGTTGTGGATCAATGGTTTAGTGAACTTTGCAGAAATGTTGGTGCCGAAGAAGGCGTTAATATGGACCGTAGAGGTGCTGGATATATCAACGTAAATAATTTAGGTAACGGAAAGTCAGAGGTTTCTTAATGTCAAAGACATATATTCTCGTGGATACTGCAAATACTTTCTTCCGTGCTCGTCACGTTATTCGTGGCAGCTTGGAAGATAAAGTCGGTATGAGCCTAGCTACAGTATTAGGTAGTGTACGCAAAGCATGGCGAGACTTTAAGGGCAATCACGTTATATTCTTTCTCGAAGGTCGAAGCTGGCGTAAGGACTTTTATGCTCCGTACAAGCGACAACGCACAGAAGCTCGTGCGGCACAAAGCCCGCGTGAAGCAGAAGAAGATCGTGTATTTTGGGAAACATTTGATAACTTTAAAGATTTTATTACTGTAAAGACTAACAGCACAGTCCTGCAACATCCACAATTAGAAGCAGATGATTTAATTGCAGGATGGATACAAAATCATCCAGAAGACACCCATGTGATTATTTCGACAGATGGCGACTTTGCACAATTGATCGCACCTAACGTGAAACAATACAATGGTGTGATGCAGATTACAACAACACATCAGGGATACTTTGATGAAAAAGGTAAGTATGTTGTTGATAAAAAAACTGGATTACCAAAAGGGCCACCGGAGCCAGAATGGTTATTGTTTGAGAAGTGTATGCGTGGCGATACTTCAGACAACATCTTTAGTGCATATCCAGGAGTACGCGAGAAAGGTACAAAAAACAAAGTTGGTCTACGTGATGCATTTGCCGATCGTGATTCCAAAGGCTATAATTGGAACAATCTCATGTTGCAACGTTGGACCGACCACGAAGGTGCCGAACATCGTGTACTAGATGATTATACTCGTAATGTTAAATTATGCGATTTAACAGCACAGCCCGAAGACATCAAAGCACTAATGAAAGAAACAATTGAAACGGCAACTACAGCTGATAAGAATATTTCACAAGTCGGTATCCGTTTGTTAAAACTTTGCTCAGAATTTGATCTAGTAAAGATTAGCGAACAGATACAGAGCTATGCAGAACCGCTTAATGCAAGGTACATCAAATGATCTCAACTGCTAAAGTATTAATACCCAATAAAGAATGGTTAGTCCGCGACGAGAGTCGTAAAATTGGCAGTATTGCCAAAGGTAAAAAGGGCTATAGCTTCTTACATAAAGGATATCAAATAGACTTTAAGAATCTAGCAGATATTAAAACACAATTTGGTATTGCAATATTTGAAGAAGGTATTAAGAAGGTTAAAAAAGATATAGTGGAAGGCAAGAATTATTACATCTACGATTTTCCATGTAGTAGTAAACCTTACGAATCTGTATACAGCGTTAAAAAGAAACTGCCGTTATATGCCAAAAGTGCTAAAAGTAAGAGTCAATATTGTGCAGGGCATTACATTATCCAATTTAGAAAAGGTTGGGTAAAGAGTTTCTGTCCAAAGTTGATTACCTTAGAACGGTATCCTTATCAGGGGCCGTTTAAAACTGAAGCAGAGATGAAGTCTGCATTAAATAATGTGAATAAAGCATGAAACAACTTAACACATTACCTATAGAAGACTTCCTAGACAAGGCTCGTGTAGCAATTAAGTCAAATCAAAAGAATCTTACATTAACTATTAAAGAAGTGACAGATCTTCAAAATAGTTTAAGTGTGGTTATGACTAGATTAGCAGGAGAACTAGACCAAATGACATCAACTGCACAGCCCAGTACTGTAGAAATTAAGATGGACGGTGGCAAATTCTAATTAAACCTGCTAAATATATACGCACTTTTCGGAGAATGTATATAATGAGTCGTCCTAAGCCCAGAGTTATTTTAGAAGTCACTAGTAAAAAGACCTATAAAACAGAACAAGTACTAGAAGCTGATGCTATCTGGGCTGTATTCTTTCAGGATAAGCCTATCAATTTAAAGACCAGCAGTATTGTGGCTCAACAATTAGGTCCAAAATATAAGAAAGTTAGTTTCTCAAATAGTGGACATGCAATTAATCTTGCCGAAAAGCTCAATAAGCAATTCAATACCACAGAATTCGCTGTTTTTAAATTGGTAACTGGAGATAAGTTAACCAATGAATCAAAAGACTGACATAACCAAATACGTAGCAGAACAATCTGAGCTGCCCACGGACGACAAATCCCTTAGAAAACTGATTAGAGACTGGTGGATCAATCCTCGCCAAAAGGTCAAAGGTGGGTTGAGACTGTCCGACGACGGGTTTGCCAGACTAACTACACAATTCAAATCATATAAAGTAGCATTTGATCAACCTGTAGAGTATACAAATCAACTGATTATTCGGTTGGATAACTTTATAGACTGCCCTTGGTATCTTACCAAAAAAGAAATTTATGTTTTTAATGACAAAATGGCTGTGCAATTAGTGTTGTTTTCTGGCAACATTGCAAAATTTAGCACCGCAAAGGCAAAAAGTCTCAAATCCGCTTGACATAGATACTGTTTCCGTGTATAATTAATACATACTGAAGCATAAGGCAATCAGTATTTAAATTAACCCAAACACTGAAAGTTTAAAATGGCAGAGCAAATTAGTTCAAACCGCACCGTTACACCTAACGAAGCCAAGCGCTCTATTCGTAAGTGTATTAAAATCCAACGACCTGTGTTCATGTGGGGCCCTCCCGGTATTGGTAAATCCGACATTGTTAAACAACTTGGCGACGAACAAGGTCGCGAAGTTATTGACGTTCGTTTGTCACTGTGGGAACCTACTGACATTAAAGGTATTCCATATTACAATAGCACTGAAAATACTATGACTTGGGCTCCTCCTGCAGAATTGCCCACAGATCCAGAGTCTACTGCTATCTTGTTCTTGGATGAATTGAACTCTGCGGCTCCTGCTACACAGGCAGCGGCTTTCCAGTTGGTACTGAACCGCCGTGTTGGTACGTATGTATTGCCAAAAGGTGTTGCTATTGTTGCCGCAGGTAACCGCGAAACTGACAAGGGTGTTACTTATCGTATGCCTGCTCCGTTGGCAAACCGGTTTGTTCACTTGGAATTGAAAACTGATTACGAAGATTGGTTGAATTGGGCAACTGCTAATCGTATCCATGAACAAGTGGTAGGTTATGTCGGCTTTGCTAAACAAGACTTGTATGACTTTGATCCAAAGAGCTCAAGCCGGGCATTTGCTACCCCACGTAGCTGGTCATTTGTTAGCGAATTGTTGACAGATGACGACTTGGACGAGGGCACATTGACTGACCTGGTTGCAGGTGCAGTTGGTGAAGGATTAGCATGTAAGTTTATGGCACACCGTAAAGTGGCAAAACAAATGCCTAAGCCAGAAGATATCTTAAGTGGAAAAGTTAAGAAGTCCGATATCAAAGAGATCTCAGCAATGTATTCTTTGACTGTGTCACTATGCTACGAACTCCAAAGTGCCGATCAGAAGAAGATCAAAGGTTGGGATGCTATGGCAGACAACTTCTTTGGCTTTATGATGGATAATTTCCCAACCGAATTGGTTGTTATGGGTGCAAAGGTTGCGTTGACTAACTATCAACTGCCGTTCGATGCTAGTAAGATGCAGAACTTTGATCGGTTCCATGCAAAATATGGCAAGTACATTATCCAAGCAATGGAATAAAATTGGCCCGTAAGGGCCTTTTTTACTTGCTCTTTTGATAAATTCAATGTATAATATATACTTAGACACTAACAAGGACCAATATGACAAGCGTAATGAAAACTGAAAAAGTTAAAAAACCCGTAGCTACCAAAGAGTATACACAGGCAGAAAAGAATAAGATTGTTGAGAAGTTGGTCACAGCCCGTATTGGTCTGCTGTTGCGCCACCCTTTCTTTGGCAATTTGGCAACACGTATGAAGCTGATTGATGCGTCAGACTGGTGTGCTACATTGGCCACAGATGGTCGTAACTTCTATTACAATAACGACTTTGTTAATAAACTTAAACCCAAAGAAGCAGAGTTTGGATTTGCACACGAAGTTCTCCATAATGTATTTGACCACATGGGCCGTCGTGATCATCGTGACCCTACTCTATCAAACATTGCCGCAGATTATGCCGCTAACCAAATTCTTAAAGATGAACGTATTGGTGAAGTACCTACATTCATTAAAATCTATCAAGATAACAAGTATCGTGGCATGAGCTATGAACAGATCTATGATGACATTTACGAAAAGGCCGACAAGATTGACATCGGTTCGCTAGGCGAACTATTGGACGAGCACTTAGACGGTGATGACGAGAGTGACGGGGAAGGCGATGGAGAAAACAAGGGCAAAGGTCGCCCAAAGTTGACTGCTGAAGAAAAGAAAGCTATCCGCGACGAGATTAAGGAAGCTATGGTAGCGGCTGCACAGGCGGCAGGTGCTGGCAAAGTTCCTGCAGGTATCCAACGCATGATCAGTTCTTTCACTGAACCTAAAATGGACTGGCGTCAAATGTTGCGTATGAATATTCAAAGTATTCTGAAAAGCAACTTTAGTTTTAGCCGCCCTAATCGTAAGTCACAGCACTGTGGTGCTATCTTGCCAGGCATGATGAACGAAGAAACAATTGATGTTAGTGTAGCAATTGACATGTCTGGTTCTATTAGTGACTCTATGGCAATGGATTTCCTAAGTGAAGTTAAAGGCATCATGGATGAATATCAAGACTTCAAATTGGACTTGTGGACATTTGATACTCGAGTGTATGGCTACCAACGTTTTACAGGTGATACGGCTGATGAGATCTTATCTTACAAGTGCCAAGGTGGTGGTGGTACTGACTTCGATGTAAACTATGACTTTATGAAGAATGAAGGTATTGAGCCAAAACGATTTATTATGTTTACTGACGGTTATCCTTGTGGTAGCTGGGGTGATGAGAACTACTGCGAATCTTTGTTTATTATTCACGGTAACGACTCAATCGTTTCTCCATTCGGCCAGACTGCGCATTATAAATAAGTAGGTAGATAATGCCATTAAGCAGAGGTGAGATCAATCCATTAGGTGTTCTGAAGTTAAGGAAACTCTCCTTTATTCCAGAACACTTTGGTAAAATCTCAGTGGACCAATACGTCGATATCAAACTTATCGACCATTGGATTAGCTACAACTTAAATAGTAGGTATGCAATAAAGAAGAAGATAACATTAGACCCTAATAAAAAAATGGTCGATGTTATTGAAATAGGTATAGAGGATCCCAGAGAGATTACTATGTTAACTTTAGGGTGTCCCTACTTACATAAAACAATAAAGGATAAATTTTAAAATGGAAAATCAAGAACAAGCTCAAGTAGCAACTGAAGAAGGTGTAGCACCTCAAGCAACTCAACCAGAGTTAAGCATTAATGATCTTCAAAATCTACGTGGCATTATTAATGTAGCAGTCAAGCGTGGTGCATTTGAAGCCGCAGAACTAACCGCAGTTGGTAGCGTGTATGATCGATTAAATGCGTTTTTAAATGCAGTAACACCTGCACCGCAAGCACCTGCACCAGAACAGGCTCCAGAAGCCTAATAGGAGAATCACATGAAACATGTGGGAAAAATGAAGAACAATGGAGCTAAGGTAGTAGTTGCATATCGTACATTACCGGGCGATCCGCTAAGTGCCTTAGTTGTAGGTACTAATAATCTAGGTGATACTTATCATGACTCATTGATGAGTACTGTTCAAGATAATAGCGCACAACAGGCAAACGAACTTGCAGATATTCTTGCTGTTCGCAGATTCCCCGATGGTAGCAATATGTTAGAATTCTTACACAGACGTGGAAATCTTAAAAAAGTTTCCACTAACGGTGTATTGATGACTCCTACTCCGCAAACAAGCATTTCGTTAGATGAACTGAATGTTTTGATTGCAGAACAAAAAGGTATTACGTTAGATGAGTTAGCCGTTACTGATGGCATTACTCCTAATCCAAAGAGTAAGAAATCCGATCCTACTAAAACTACCAGTGCTAGCGTAAATGGTGAGGAAGAGATTGTAGTTGTCGAAACTGCTGAAGAAGATATGACTCCTGCGCAACTTCGTAGCAAGGCAGATGCATTGTTCAAGCAAGCCCAAGTCTTGCGTAAGCAAGCAGACGCTATCGATCCTCCGAAGAGCAAGAAAAAAGCCTCCGTAGAAGTTGAATGAGCCAATCTGAAGTAGTATACCTAAACGCACTGCGAGACATTTTAGATCACGGTGAGGATCGTCCTGATAGAACAGGAACAGGTACTCGCAGTATCTTTGGTCTCCAAATGCGTTTTGATTTGACAGAGGGCTTTCCTGCTATCACTACAAAGAAGTTAGCATGGAAGGCCTGTGTCAGCGAACTGATTTGGTTTATCGAAGGTAGCGGTGACGAATATCGTTTGAGAGAAATCCTACACGGTGATCGTTATACTGATAAGAAAACCATTTGGACTGATAACGCACAATCTGACTATTGGGTCAAGCAACGTCTCCAACGTCATCCAGGTGATCTAGGTCGTGTATACGGGGTGCAATGGCGCAGGTGGCGTAAGCCGTTGATCCGTGTCAACAAGGTTGTGCTACAAAATCACGATCAGTTAATTGAGTTGATCAATAGTATTAAAGATGATCCGTACAGTCGCAGGCACATTATCAGTGCATGGAACCCAGGAGAACTGGACCTAATGGCACTTCCGCCATGTCACATGATGGCACAGTTTTATGTTAGCAACGGGAAGTTAAGTTGCCAAATGTACCAACGTAGTGCTGACATGTTTTTAGGAATGCCCTTTAATATTGCATCATACGCATTGTTTACGCATATGATAGCACAGGTTTGTAATTTAGAAGTTGGCGAGTTGATTATAAGCGTAGGTGATGCTCACATTTATGACAATCACTTTGATCAGGTAAAGGAACAATTAGCTCGTAAGCCATTTGCATTACCAACATTAAATTTGAATCCAGAAATTTCTGTTATTACAGAATTTGATATGAATGATATTAATCTAGACGGTTATGAAAGCCACGAAGCCATTAAGGCTCCAATGGCTGTTTAAACTACTAATACTTCAATAACTCCGACAGGCCCTTGGAAATCTTCAAGGGCCTTTCCTATTACAGCGTTAGAACTATCTGTAGGTAGTTTAGCACAAGCATGTCCTAGACGGGCACTAGTTACTAGAAGATCACCCTTTTTAATACTGCCTATAATTTTGCACGGAACACGGCCTTTTAAGGCAATATAGGGGTGAGTTTCGTCGGTTCCGGCGTCGGAATTCATCATATAGGCTGGGTTTTTACTCACTATGCCTGCAACTGCGGTACTGGCACGTTCTTCACATGCTGTCACTTCTTTAGCTCCGCCAATTACAACTACGGTTCCAACTTCATATGGCATGTCGGCAGCATAGCGTTCTGCCAAATCAGCGTAACGTGCCTGAGATGCAATAGTGTTTAGGACTCCTGTGCTAGGGTTAAACGTAATACCAGCATTTTTATATATGGTACCATTATTAGAAATAAACGGAACGTTAAATGCAATGTTGTCTGTAGAATTTTGGGCAGTAATACCGGTAGTTGATACAGCAGTAGTAGCACTAACTGCAACTAATGCCTCGGCAGCAGTTCCCCAAAATACATAACCTTGTTGTGTTTGCGGGTTATACGAAGATCCGGTTATTGCATCAGCACCGGCTAATGTAATACCTTTTTTAATAATTTTAAATTTAGAATATAAATCCGATGTAGTTGTAGGAATAAAATCAGTTCCGCCATAACTTGAAATGGTAACAACAGGATTAGTACCAATTTTAGCTTTAAGTATTGTGTAGCGGTTTGTTTCATCTTTCGGTTCATTAACTCCTGTCCATGCTGCATTAACAGCAGCCGATGTAGCTGGTCCAACTAATACAAAACTGCTACCATCAAATGCACTTAGCTGAGAGTTAGTAGAATCCCACCATAAGTCACCTTGAACAAAATTATTAACTGATTCTCGATTAACATCAGTTGATATTCTTAAACTAGCAAGTCCTTTAAAAGACTTACCATCATACGAAACAGTTAGTTGTCGAGTTGTGCTATTAAACCAAAGCTGACCTTGTAACGGTTTGGAAGGAAAATTTGCCGAAGTGTTTGAAAAGTTTTCTAAAAGTTTTACAAAGTTTTCATTAACTATCTCTCCGTATCCAGAATAGTTTCTACCAACAAATGTTAAGTTAGTAGTAAGGTCAGTAGAAGCATCGTTAACTGTAGTAAGAACGCTTCCGTTGGTTTTATTTAAAATATATGGCATAGTTTATTCTTTAATATTAATATAATGCATTCCATGTGGATCCGTTATAGAATACAGGGTATGGGAATGCAGGGAACCCTTTACTTGCAGGATTCCACAAAGTACCATCCGCAACAGCAAACATTCCTGCTACAGGATTCGAAGGAGCCCATATTGATACCTCCAGTGATAATACATTACCTAAGGATATTTTACTTACATTAAGATCACCACTTATATTAACATTCCCCACAGTAGTAATATTACCATTGACTGTTAATTGACCTATATAACTAGGTAGTCCAATTGTCATAACTGACGAAACAGGTGCTGTACCAGTAAAATATATAGTGTACCCAGTTGGATCATTAGCACGAACTGTGAAGGGACTACTATCTAATAGAACAATATTGCCGGAATGCAATTGTGATATTACATTTCTTAGATTTTTTGTAGGACCTGCTACAGCAATTTTACCAAGACCGGCACCATCGTCATTGTCAGCAATCCTAGCTACAAAATCAACACCATATGTATAATTGACCACGGTTGTGGCAGTTGTTCCAATTGTTGCAGTACTACCAACATTTAATTTTCCGCCAATACCAACACCACCAGTTACTACTAATGCGCCGGATGCCGTACTTATACTAGATGATATATTATTGATTGTAAGGGTACTTGTTGTACTTGTACTAGCACCAATAAATGGTATACCATTTTGATATAAACTGCCCAAAACATTTAAGTTTGCGCCAATACCAACATTTCCACCAAAAAACACATCAGCAGTTGATGTACTTGCTGTTAATACATCAGTAATCCCGCCAGATGCGTTTTGTGAAAAAATTCTAAGATTATTACTGCTATCAACATCAACATTCCATGTGCTGTTAGATTGGCCAGATATATTATTGATGCCAGGCCAACCCAATATAATCTGACCACCTTCGCCAGTAGTTGATCCAACAATTAAATTATCGTTAGCATATACTATCCCGTTTGCAATAACATCTACATCAAAAGTTGCAGTACTTGTAACATTAAACCTATGTGCATCTATTTCTATACCGGTAACATATCCAGGACTGTCCATATGCCCAGGTATTGGATCAATAATAGCACTAATTCTGTTAACAAGAGAATTACTAATATTCCAATCTTCTTCAAAATAAATAGCAGCACCATCAAGGCGGGTTGTTATAGGACCCGCTAACCCATTTGTTGGTTTTATTACTAAAATATCTTTGTTAAAAGTTGAAGTATTAGTAGCAGTTAAACTTGATACAATAATGCTAGTAGCAGTTATGTTAGTTGATGTTAGACTTGTTATTGCACCAGTAGTAGCGGTTATGTTAGTAGCTGTTAATGTTGTTACATACATGCTAGTAGATACAACACTAGTTGCGGTAACAGTACCGCCCACAAAGATACCTTTTCCAACACCAATACCGCCAGCAACTACTATAGCACCGGTTGTTGTACTAGTTGAAGACGAAGTATTAGATGAAGTATAAACGTCATCAGTTTTAATAGAAATAGTAGTTACAGTGGTATATTGAATGTCCAATTCTTGTGCAATAATTTTTCCTGCAGTAATTATATTACTATATATAGTATCACTGTATATAGATCTTCCTGTAATTGTTCCATTAGACCTTAAATCACCAAACATAGTTAAACCTTTGGTGATACTAAAAGTTAATCCCGCAAAATCTGGGGATAGATAATTAACTGGAAAATCCAAATTAGTTGTAAATGATGCGGTTGTTATTAAACCAATTGTTTCTCCATAGTTTTTCAATAATGTAACTTTTTGAGTTACTCCATCTATATTTTGAACAGGATGTTGATCCGAAGGAAGTATCCATCCATTATCGCCTATGCTTTTCTTAAACGGTGGTCCTACTATTGTCCAAACACTTCCATTCCATGCACTTAATTGAAAATTACCCGAATCCCACCATAGATCCCCAGTTGACGGATCTGTAGGAACAGTCGGGGAAACTATTGCACCTGTTACTGGTTTAAATTTACCGTCGTATACTTTTAATCTTCTTGCTGTTGTATCATACCATAACTGACCAACTAATGGACTACGGGGTTGCTTACTTGTAGAGTTTGCAGAATTTGCCAATAATTTTACAAAATTATTATTGATATATTGACCATATGCATTAAGGTTTTTGCCAACTAGGCTAAGACTAGTAACAGATTCGTCTACTGTATTATCTGCTAATATCAGTAATGTAGTACCGTCAGTGTTTGAAATTTTATAGGCCATAATTTTATGTCTTTATAATATAGTAAGTAGTTACTGTTCCGCCCTGTGGAAGTGTACTCGATGCAGATAACGACGGAATATAAAACACAGTGGTACTGAGCGGTGTACCATACTTGACTCCAATTACTGAAAACAGCCCTGCATAAGTAATTCTCGACACCTGTGATCCGTCACATTTTAACCATCCGCCCGGAGGAACATCTCCTGCATAAAGTTGCAATGTGCCTGTCGTAGCATTGTAGGTTGACGAAACTACATTGGATGAATATATGTTTGAAACATACATGGATCTAAAATAGTTAGTTGCTGTTCCAATGTCATAACTGTTATGATTATTAGATACCATTGCAACGCCAGATCCATTTGATGTACCAACTGTTATTCTACCAGTAGAGGTTGTTATTCCTCCAATTTTTATTCCGCCCGTTATATAAGTGTTACTTCCTATTGTAGTAGTACCTGATATATTTGCGGTAGATGTAACTGTAAATGCTCTGTTAATAGTTACTTCACCATCAATTGATGTAGCTGTACTTATGGTAACTAAAGAATTTCCAACAGTTACTATATCTTTACTAATTCTAAGAGAAATCTTTCCAGAAGATTTATTGTTTAATAAAACCGCATCATCCCCATCTTTATATAATTGAATATAATCAAGAGTTGCACCACCGACTACATCAATAATCAATCCATACTGGCCTTTAATATTAGATGATAAAGAATTAGGCTGTCTATACTTAACTCGTCCTGTTATAAGTTGACCATCTTTTGAAATATCACTTTTTCTTAAAAATTCACTACCCGAATATGGAGTATTAGAAACTTGCAAAGATAACGCAGTATTTGCAATTCCATTAAGAATTGCATAGTTTCCCGTATTTGTATCATTAAAGAAATTAATTCCAGGAACAAGTGTAGTAAATCCCGAAATCACAGGATTAGGATTAAACGTATCGTTAGAAATAATAGATACAATTTGTCCACGTATATAATTAAATATTAAAGGATATTCTACAGGAGGATCAGTATTACTTAACCATGACCCTGCTTCAACTCCGGTCTTATCACCACCAGTTCCTACAGTTGGACCAACTGTGGTCCATATATTACTATTGTATATCTTAAGTTGATTAGTAGAAGTATCTACCCAAATATCTCCGTTCTTCAATACCACACCGGTAGAATTTCTTGGATCAGTGCCTTGTTGATAAATTCCATTAGCACTTGGCCAGCGGGTAGCACTTGCAGTGCCGTCCATAATACGTAAAACTTTTTTGGAAGCATCACTAGTATCATACCATAGCTGGCCTTCTATTGGATTTTCTGGAGGGATGGGGCTGGCAAAGTTTTCTAATAGTTGTAAAAAGTTACCAGCAATCTTTTCACCGTAGTTAGGATAGCCGCGGCCTACTAAACTTAAACTTGTATCAACAGTATTAATTCCTGGTGGCATATCTGGTACTGTAACTGTACCAGTCTTAATAGGATCTGAAAATCGTAGTGTATATGACATTATTAAACTCCGCTAGTCAGGCTCTGAACACGCACAGTATAATCAATTTGGATCATTCTGTTTAGTGACTTTTGCACAGGATGGAAAATTACATGAGTCAATAAATCACCAAGACCTGCACCATCTAGACTATACCCTTTGAGTCCTAATTCGTCAAATACAAATGCACCGTCGGAATTTGTAGAATTATCAAATGCTGCTTGATTACTAGGTTCACTAAAATCCAACAAACAACTAACTAAAATATCAGTATAGGATGCGCCTGCAACGTGTCTAGTTTCCATAAAATTTCTAGAAGGATCTAAATCACTGGGCCGCTTGGCATCAACTGTTTTAACATACGTTTGGTTATATAGTTGAGCCGCAGTTCCAATAACGTTCGGAGTAAGATATGTAATAATACCTGTCTGATCTACCCGTGTCCCTCCGTTACCAAACACCATTTCTGCAATAGTGCCGTATCCCTGATTACTAATACCACGAGCTAATGCAATACTAAAGTTTTCATAATGAATAGCATTACGTTTATCAATAAAAACTTCTTTAGTTTCGGGATCAAATATCTTAATGTGGCCCTGAACACTTACAGTTCCTTGTTCATTTGGCTTAGTGGTCGATGTTGTATTATTCATAATGATATTTATACTGTATTAAAATGCGGATGTTGTAGATCTGTGCCATAAATTAGTAGCAACACATATGTAAGTATATGTATTATCATATGATATATTTCCAACTACTCCTGTACTAGTGCTATGGAGAGGAACAGCTACTGAAACTATACCCGGACCGCTCGGACCGGATGGACCCGATACTCCAGTAAATCCTTGATTCCCTTGTGGTCCTTGTGGTCCTTGTGGTCCTTGAGCTCCGACTGGGCCGCTTGGTCCCAGAACACCAGCAGTACCCGATGCTCCGCTTGGACCAGATGGTCCTGCTGCCCCAGTTGGCCCTTGTGGTCCAGTTCCGCCCGGACCAGATGGTCCAATTGCTCCGCTTGGGCCAGTTGTCCCAGGTAAGCCATTCGGGCCTGACATACCTTGTGGGCCGGATGGGCCGGATGGACCGCTTGGGCCAGATGGACCAGATGATCCGTTTGGACCAGATGGACCTAGATTACCTGTTGTTCCTGGATTACCAATCGGGCCGCTTGGGCCGCTTGGTCCAACACTTCCAACAGGTCCCGATGCTCCCGATGGTCCACTACCTCCGGTTGCACCAGATGGTCCCGATGGTCCAATACTGCCTGCTCCGCCAGGGCCAGATGGTCCACTTGGGCCAGTTCCGCCCGGGCCAGTTGGCCCCGATGCCCCCGATGGTCCACTTGGGCCAGTTCCGCCCGGGCCAGTTGGCCCCGAGTTTCCCTGCGGGCCGCTCGGCCCAGTAGGTCCCGCAGAACTGATAATATTCAACTGATTAGATAATTGTTGAAAAGACAACCGTTTTGCTAATCTGTTATCAGACACTATGAAATAAGTTTCGCTAGTGCTGTTAGTGGATAATATCGGTAATTGGTTAATATTTGGCATTTTTTAAAAATCCTTAATTTGACGTTAATGGGTTATTATTTTCGTCTAACAAAGGTGATCCATTTTCAGTAGTTAATGTGTTAACACTACGAGCGATGCGATCTCCTCCGTAGTAGTATTTATCGGGTAATTCTGCAGGTCTTTCTTGCAAGAATTTAGCCGGAAGTGTAGTACTATCCATGAGTGACACAGTTTTATTCGGATCAGTTAGCGGAAGGGCAATACCATTCCACTCTGTTGATCTATCAAAACCCTTCTTAACAAGTGTTAATTTAATTCTGTCGTCAACTCCATTAGCAATATTTAACACTAACCTCTGATCAGCTGGTAGATAAAAAGACAGCGGCCACGCTATCGTTATTTCTGCTGCAAATCCAATGCCCCATCCATTAAACATAGTGTTGTGACCAACACTAGTTACGGTATACTCATTACCATTATTAGTTTGCATTATCCATCCGGGTTGTATTTGAGTTGTATAGGAATTTTCCACTATTACAAATCCCGATCCTATTAGCGGTTGATTACCGGTTACATCATTCCTAATAACAATTGGACCTTTTTTTAGAATAACAGTAATATCAAATTCTGGAGGTAGATAATTTAATCCTCTGTATACGTAACCATTTACTGCATCAGGTTCAACAGATCCGGTATATACCCAAACTTGATTTGTTGTAGTCACAATATATGATGTACCAATTATATTAGTATTTGGAATATCCTGTACAGTTGCAGTCGATTCAATAGTTATATTTTTAGTATCGGGACTATCATAAGATAAAGTGGTATCATGAACAAATATTCCGTCTTTTCTTAATAATCGACCACCGTAAAATACTTGTACTTGATCAACAGTACGAATTGGTAAACTAGTAAGCGGTGCAGTTTGTAATGCTATTCCATCACTAACAATAACATCAGTAGTGTTAGGTATTGTTATTGTCTGTGTATTGAGATTAATAATGTATGTAGATGTATTAGCAGTTGTATAATGAACTTGTGTACTAATTGTTTCAGCAAATGGAATAGTTTGATCAGGACTCTGATCAATTACTTTAGTTCCGGCAATGTAATAAAGTCCGGGAGATGTACCCAATGTACCTCTTCGTAGCTGTCTTAAAACATTCTTATCTGCCTTCATAAATTCAATACGCTCGCCGTCAATAATAACAACGCCGGGAATATTTTTACTTATTAGAGGCGGAGTAAGTGCTGCAGAATCATCAACATATATTTCAGTATCAGTAAACGATAATGCACGAGTTAACTGTGTGGTATTTTCTTTAGACAATCGTTTAAAATGTGTTCGGTTAAACATATCGTTAAAGATTCGATAACCTAAAACAGCAGTAGCTAATCGTTGATCAACCATGCTTCTAATAACAATAGAATCAGTAGATACTATAGGATTTGCATCGCTAATTTGTATTGTCATTTGATCATCTAATATACCAAAATCTAATCCACTAGTTAATGGGGTTCCATTTAATTGTACCCAAACATAATTTATATTAGTTACCGGACGAGATATTTTAAATCGTCTATTTGGATTTCCATCAAACCGTTCTGTCCTTATTACCATATCATCAGCATCATTATATGTAAGAACTTTAATTTCACCAGTAGATGTACTTAGGCTTAGATTTAATGTTGTTCCGACAATATCATATTCATAATCTTTATCAGCACCAGTTGGTAAATCTACAATTGCAATTACATCTCCAATCGATAGTCTTACAGAAGATGTATCAATTGTTACAACTTTTCCAGAAACTGTAAAATCAAATCCAGCAGTTATTTTAATTCCGTTTCTATAAACACGAATTGTTTGGTCCGGAGGATAATGATTAAATGTTCCTTGATTATTAATTAAGAATACATTGTTAGTAGGTGATGTTACTTGATAGTAATCAATATGCGGAGGTATTAATTGTTTGCGTACCTGTGTGATAGGATCATAGTGCTCAACTATAGTTTCGGCAACAACTGGTTCTATGTTACCCGGACTGTGAGTAAGAGAGGTTGAAGTAGTAGATGTGTTAATAACAATAACCTGCTCACTAATCTCATTAAAGTAATCATGAAATGTTCCAAAGAACCAGGCTTGTGCAGTATTTACAAAACCATCAGGCAAATTAAATACCTTAACAGCAGCACGATGACTTGTTTCATCAACTGGTTCAAACTTATAATATATAGTACTCGAAGTTGTTATTGCAAGTCCATTAACTGTCACGTATACACTCTTAACAGAATCAAAATCTGCTAAACTAACTACAGTGGCAGTTACATCTACCGTAGTTGTTATTGCATTGTCAATTACACCAATTTCGGTATAAGTATCGGAACGGCCGCCGCCGATACTAATAATAGTATATCCTAAATAACCACTAACAGATTGAGGACCTACTACAATTTCATTAGTTTCCCAATCAATATAAAAGAACGGACTATCTAAAACAGTAGGAATATCTGTACTTATACTAAACATTCTACCATCAAATGAAACTGTAATATTATTATTGCTAGGTGGAACTATTCCTAATTTTCTACGGGTAGTAACATTCGGTAAAATATCTACAGAGTGAGTAAACACCACAGGGGCACCGTGGAATGTTTTTGTATAAACATTTATTCCAATGCTATCAGATGCTTGTCCGGGTACAAATTCTTCCGGGGCATGACTGGTATTGGCTGTATAGAATCCATCACCGTCAATAATGATATCTTCGGGATTAATACCTAATGCAAGATTGCGAGTTAATCCAGTCCAGCTCCCACCGGATATATTACTATCAAGAAGATTTGAATTTTCATCATATGTCCAGAACTCTATCTGATAAGTAGTATCGCTCGGATTTAATGCTTTGGACAGAGTAGAGTTAAATGCTACAGCCCTAGTAGACGTATGAACTTCTGTAACTATTACAGTTGAGGTGTTAAATCCATTGGTAGTAGTGCTAATAATATTAGCATGTTGACCCACCGTAATACCAGTAGTGGTATTTAATATAACAATATTATCACCCATAACAGCCGTAGCTGCTACTTTGGCTTTTGTATAATACCCAATATTATCAGCATATGCAAAAGTATCAAATGGATTTAAATCAGAGCCTTGCATCCATGCTAAAGTACTGCCAAATGGCAACCCTTCGATTTGTGTTTTAGGATAATCAATACCGGTCATTAATTGACCCAAATCCATCCCCGGCATACTAGATGTTGCAGTATAGTAATTTAAAATACGTTCAGTTGCATTAAACAATTCAACGCTCTTATGATAACTTACTTCTAACAATTGAGAATCAGTCGGAATATAATTTAAAAATATTAACTTGCTGAATTTCTTTTCATAACCATTATACTCAGAAGTATAATACTGAATACTATAATCCGAACTCATTGCAACCCGACCGTCTACATACACATCAATCTTAAACTTGTCTTTCTCTGCTACCCAATTTAATACAAACTCATTAGTATAACCGTTACAAATAAATCTATCAACTACAATAGTGTCGCCAATTTGATTAGTATCACTAATACGATCAAATTTCATACCAATTAAATTAGTACGAACTTTTCCATTAATTAGATTTGCATATGCAGTACCGTTAGTGCCCAATGTGCCGCCGACTAATGTAATTATTGGAGATTTTGTATATCCGCTTCCGGGATTAGCAATTTTAATAGATGTTACTTCTCCAGATCCAATATATGCAACTGCGGTTGCAGTGGTTCCAACATCACCATCGGCATGAGTGATTTGCACCGCAGGAGCACTTGTATATTCAGATCCAGGGTTGCTAATTGAAATACTACCGATTGTATATTTGTAATTGTCTGCCCAAGCCTTCCAAGGATACGATGTTAGTTGACTGCTTTGTTCAAACATACCTGTAGATTTATTATATACAGACGGTAGATCAAAGTCAGATGTAAATGTTTGTGTCGGTTCAATCACTGTATGATTAGCAGTAAAACTACGAACAGTTGTATGATAAGGTTTAACCTCAGCTAGATATTGTTCATAATAATCACTACTAGAGATCTTATATACAGGACGTTGATCCAATGTACCTGCATAATTAACAACAGTAATGAAAGATGTCTTAAATGCCCAATCTAATAATTTCTGTTCAGACAATGCATACTTAACGGCTTTGAAGAAGAACAGATTCCAATTGATCTTAAGATCGTTAACAAATATATTATCACGCAATGCCGCTAATATATACTGAAGTTCGATATCGGGTGTTTGGTCAAATAGTGTTTGGTCAAACGTACTGCGTTGGTCAAATCCGTATGTACTTGCAGAAAGGTTCCAAATGGTATCTAATATTTGTATTGTACCATTTTCACTATAAACAATATTGTAGTCGTTGCTAAAAGAACCATCAATAGCTGTCTTTTCTAGGATGATATAATTGCCCAAACCACCATTCTTAACTTTAACATACTGTCCGTTAGTTAACGTTAATTCATTAACTTGGTAAACATCGTCAACAGTAGCAACATAGTCTAAAAAGGGATTGTAATCAGTGCTAGACCAATCTACATATTTCCAATATAAAGGAGTGTTGTACTGCTGAGTTCCTGTACGTGTCCATTGATCAGTGCTTAAATCATAAACAAATTTAGACCACTTGCCATTAAACTGGGTATCAGCTATTACGATAACAGTATATTGACGTACTAACAAAGTAGGTGCTACAGTAAATCCAGAACCTGCATTAACAATAGTGGCAGAAATAACTCTACCCATACTGTCAATCTCTGTAGTAATTAATGCATCAGATTCAACATCATTAACAATTTTAACTGTTGGAGAAATCTTATATCCAAATCCGGAACTAATGATTTGTACACTGCGGATTCTTCCATTATCAATAGTACATGTTAATTTAGGTAATTCAAATAACCTAGTATTAATAACCAATAATCCTTCATTGTCTTCTACTGTTTGATCGTATTCATGAGTATATGGACTAGGAATAGTATCTTGTTTGTTTAAATTTATAAAATCATAATTTCCAGAAATTCTATTCTTAATCAAAATATTGTTAGTAAATTCGACTAAATTTCTTAATGCTTCTAATCTATCTTTAAACAATGTTTGCTGAGGTCTGATACCAATACCATAACGTGTTCTAGATGTTAATTTAGGATCAGGAACAGAATTTCCTAATTTATCATGACCTAATAAACTATCAAGCAATTTCTTTTCAAGTAAAGCGTTTGGTCTGCTGATTGCAGATCCTTCTTGTAACAATAACCATTCTGTATGTCGAAGTGTACTAGTTGCCGGATTATTTTTATTTGTAGAATCAGATGCAATGTTTAAATGTATTCTATCACCTACTAACATTGACCCAACATTAGCTAATGCCACTGAATCACTATCTAATATAGCGGCATACTTTAAACCATATACTGTGGGATCTGCAATCATAGAAGCAACTTGATATGCATTTGTTCTTCTGTTTGTCGAGTCAGGTACTGTAATTTTATTCTTAACCCAATAATAGTAACGATTGCTAAATGAATTAGTTACAGAACTATAAACTTGTTTGACAGAAATAACACTGTTATCAGCAAATTTAGGTTGGCCACTAATGCCTTCTGTTAGACCGGCAGCAGTATCGGCAATAGAACTCCATTCGCTAGGAAGATATGACGAACCGACCCATTCATAAACATCAATAGTTGCTCCGGGGAATAGTTTGCCCCAATTATTCTTTCTATATGATAAATCACTTTGCTCGTACCATTGATACTTAACAGTGCTTAAATCCCACCATAGTTCACCGACATGTTCATGCAACCAGTTAGTATCTGTGTCATTTACTGTTCCTGCTATACCTATAGAATATACAGCAGGATCAAACGCTGATTTATATTTCAATTCTTGATCAGCAAGTCCTGCAATTTTTCCTTTTAAAGGATCAATGATATCTAAATAATCAACTACTTCTTCTGTGAAAGAATTAATCAATGTTACTTTCTGTATAGCATTGGTCATTATTAGACTATCTTGCTCTCTTAATACATTATAACCAAATACAGATTTATCAATCTTATTAAATTGATAGACCGCATTTGTAGTAGCGTTAGATGATTTAGCAGGTGCTCCAACATATATAACATCATCATCTACTGCAATACTAGTACCGTAATAAGAACCTTCTACAATTACTTCGGTTTCTAAATCATCTGCTAATACATATCTAGTATGTCGTTTATGATAAACATACACAGTACCTATATTTTTAATTACCCCATAGAACGTTGTTGATTTAGCATCAAATGTAGATTCAGAAGTTGATTTTGTTTTATCAAACGTAGTATGTAAAGATTTATTATCACCGATCGCAGAAATAATTAGTGTATTGTTATCGGTACTTATGTCAACATCGTGCCCAAATTTCATTCCATCACCAGATATAGGATTAGATAAAATTGCATCTAATACAAATAATCCAGATGTTGCTGTATATATTGCAACTGCGCCAATTGATAAATCTTCATTTACATAAGTAGGAGCAGATATTGCCAAATACGACCCATCTCCGGATACAGTTACTTTTTCACCAAATCTACCTGTACGAGTTGTTAAGGTAAAGAATGGGGAAATTATAGTCTGTAAAAATGTTACGTTAGTTCCTGTGAATATACTTACAAGTCCAATACCGTCTGAATAACCAGGAGCACCGATTGCTATTACGCCTGCATTATCAGACCCACCGATACTATATCCCCATTGGCTACTAGTTGAAACTGTAGAAGTTGTAATTTTTTTAACATAATTGACACGAACTGTAGATGTCGTTGCATTTACGTTAAACGAATATACTGTCCCAGTCCCTGTTGTTAATGTACCAGGTGCTCCAACTAATAATAATTTTGTACTTGTATTTCGTTGTACATAAATTGAAGAGCCAAATCGTTGAAAGTTAGTTGCATCTGGGGCTCGTACCACCGCCTTAGTAGATGCTTCTAATATAGAGATATCGACACTACTAATTTTTACTATCCCTTGCTGAATTAAAGATGACGGAGTAGTTGTGCCTGGATTATATACGTGACTAACCCCGGGGGCTCCTACAAATATCAATCCATAATTAGTATTAGTAAATGTTATATCATCATAAACAACACAACTACCAAACTCAGTAGCAGGTGTCGTGATATCATAATAAGGAGTTACATCATCATTTAAGAAATACGAGAATAATCCTTGAGATTCTTTATCTATTTTTTTATATACAGCAACTTTACCAAAGATGCTACCATCGTTATATGCAGGTGATCCTATAACAAAAATGTCATTACCTTTTCGTTTGCTGATACTATAACCAAATTGTTCATGGTTAGTAGAGACAGAGGTAGCAATTGAACTATAGTTATTAACCTTTTCATATACCGCCCACGTCTCGGGCAAATACTTATTGCCAGCTTTTGATCTGTCAACAGTATCATTAATCCAAAATTTTGTATTATCAGGTAAGTTCAATAATTCGGTATCAGAAGGAAAACTATCGTAATTAGACACTCGAGCAGATGTAAATTTAAACAATGCGCCCGGTTCAGGCAACTCAGCATTTGTTATAGATGCCAGTGTCGATGCTACTGTAAATCTTGTTTTTAAAGGAACACCCGTAACTCGATAGACTCCATTAATTTGAGTGTTAAACTGAGATACAGACACAATATCACCTACTGATAAGTTATGGTTGATATTAGTTATAAATGTAATCTCAGCAGTCGGTGAACTAACAAATACTCCCGTAACCCCAACATCGGATCTGACGTATCTAACAACATCCCAACCACCATTTGGTTTAAATCCTATCCATATAGTGTCGCCTTCGTTTATATTATTGTTATTAGCAATGTCTAACAAACTGTTTTCGTTATATGCTGTTGCAGTTACATCATCTAATCTTACATAACCCGCAGTGACTAGCTTAAATTCAAAATCAATATCTGTCTCGACGGAGAATGTTGATGCAGGAGTATAATCTTCTGGAACAATGATTCTATCGCTACTAGTGCTATAGTAAATTAAATCATTAGCAATTATAGGTTTAGAATCTACAAATTTAATAATTTGTGGATTTTCAATAAACCTGCCCTCTGCTAAAGGTACTTCTAATTCTTGATAAGTTTCATACGATCCATAATGACCGATACGAAATGCCCATTCTTCTGAATAGTCTAGTCTACCTTGCAAGTTATGGAGACTAGCTTTAGCTAGTTTAGTAATAGCATTACGGGTGCCTTTTTCTTTAATAAATCCTTGATAGAATTTATATTGAGCAATAGGATTTGTAAAAATATTATTTAGATATACTCGCGGTGTATAACCAGTTAAATGCTGTGCCATCTTTTGTTGGGCACTGTCAAAGTTATCAATATCCGAACTATAAAAATCTTCAAATTGATTGATCTTATAATCAAAGTTTGGTAATAACCCTGCAACTGGTTTTTCTCCCAACTTAGTCCACAATATAAAATCAAATTTAACAGAACCCACTACATTCTTAATGGCCGAATAGTATTGGCTATTAAAGCGAACAATATCTCCATATTTGTAATCAGTGTATTGTGCCCAATCTGTTATCTGGGCGCTGTCGTATACAAAGCCAGGACTAAAATAATCACCGTTCCAATTTGCTGTACGGAATCCTGTTAACTTCATCCTGCGCTGACGATATCCGGTTTCAATGTCATAGATAACATCTTTAAACACTGTTGCATTGTTAAAAACCATTGCGTGTTCTTTCTGAACAGAATGGATAGTAGCAAAATAAATGCCATCTGTGGAGTTTACTGTTTCAATTGTACAGATACCGTTATCTCTATTAACAGAAATATTATTTTGAGGGAATGAAATGCCATCAGCCTTTAATAAACTATATTCATAAAAACTATCAAATATATTATCTACTACCGTATTAATAAAATTATATTTTATCTTTTCTGCAAATGGACTTAGCGTTATTACGCTTTGATTGGCCCAATTTTGTGTGGTCCAGTACAAGAATTCTTTGGCCGAGAATGACCAATTGATCGCGGAATTAAGTTCAGTATTGTAGTCATCAAAAATAAATCCCTGATCTGTTAACCATTCCCCATAACCTATAATCAAGTCATATACTTCTTGTATTGTAGAAAATTCTGTCTTATACGGAATTTGTGTAACTTCAGTTTCAAATTTAATAGCTGTCTGCACAACTGCACCACCGGTAATAGGCAATGATGGTAAAATTTGGAAATACGATACATTAAATACTGAACTACTTTGGTGACTAACTGTTACTCTATAAAAATTATTACCATAAGAAACAAACTGTCCTACTTGATAAAATTTACCAGTAGTAGCAGAGACTGCTGTAGTAGTATCTGCTGCACTAAGATTAGTTGCTCCTGCAGACGATCCACTACTCCATATTACATAAGGTGCAGAAACTCCACCAACTGTTATAGTAGGAGTATTAGAATTTCTAATAGGTGTATAAACATTAAAATAAGGATTAACAGTGTCATACCCCTGTACTGCATATTTGTCGTTTATTTTTTGTACAACTAAACCAGATATGCTTGCAGATTTTACAGGATTACTAGTGTTTAAAATTAAATTGTAATCTTCTTGAGGCAACAATGCACCCGGACTTGTACTATTAGGTTCGTATGCATCGATAACAATTTGCAATTTATCTTTGCTAACAAACCCGCCAACTTTATAAAATAAGTTAAAATCAATGTAGATCAAATCTTGTCTTAATTGATCAACATATTTTGTAGATCGTTGTTGACCTATTTCAGATATATAAACGCTATAACCGCTGGTTTGTGTTTTATTAGCATCGTCGTGAATGTTAACTGCGGTAATATTTAAAAATTCTCCAGCAGTTCCATATGTCCATTGTCCCGCAGCATTTTTAATTATTCTGCTAGGGTCATACATTAGAGATGCATAGACAGCAGGCTTTGTTAGTGCTAACAATTTTTGTACAACGAACGGCCAATAACTGCTACGGCGCCATGCTGTTTCTGCAGGTCCTTGATCACCAAATTTCCATCCTTGCCTCTTATTATATGCGGTAATATTGTTTACTAAACGCACAGATGGTGTTACTAAATTGCCGGCTGTGTTAACTGGCAACATAGATAATAGACCAGGTCGAGCATAAACAGGATTACTACTGTTATTGTGGCGATTAAAGCCGTTTGATAAATCAGTCCATAATTGAGTGTTAGTAGATAGGTAAGGGGCATCACCGTATTCTGCAGACCACCATGTCGGTTCTTCTGTAAATCCTAACATTTCCCAAGGATGAGTATGGGGACGATCGGTATCGTAGAAATATTTAAATACACCTCTCCAATATCCCGGAACATACGTTGAACGGGCTGCATTATAGCTACCTGTATAATTCCATGTAAAAGGGTTAGCGTCATTAAACGAATTATTAGTAGTATAATCTATACCGTAAAATCCAGACCATTTTATAAATTCGCCTTGTAGGATAGAATTAATTTCAGTTACTGAATAATCGGTAGTTCTAAATGCACTAGGTATTATGCTGTTAACATCTATCAATTCTGGTCTGTATTCTGCTTTAATGTTATTGTAAACACGCTTTTCAAATTCAATAATAATAGCATCTCTATAATCATTATAGGCTAGCATTATACTGCCATCATGTCCCTGGATAACATTTACAGGAGTAAGATATGTATTATCTTCAAATAAGCTAGGGATAAATTTTGGGAACAAACCTAATTTAGTAGGAGTAGCAGGTACAAAAGATCCTTCGGTACTATAATAATCATCAACAACTAATATATCACCGGTTGTTAAAGATTTTAAAATTTGAATAGACGAATCGTTAGTTACAAATTTATAATCGCGATCTCGTAATATTTGTTCGCCATTTAAGTAAACAATAATAGAACGTAGGCTTAATGTAGTAAGACTAAAATCACTAACAATAGGATATACAGTATTACGAGAATCTGTTATAGTCCATGTTCTAGTAGTTTTATCAGTACCGTATGCGATCATATCTGATAGATAGTACGGAGATAATAAATCTTTGTCTGCATTTATTTCTTTTAATGCTCTATCAAGACTTCCCACAGGATCAGTTTGTGTATCAATTTCGGAAATCTTTTTTAAGAACGACAACTTAAATTGATTATATTGATCAGCTGATTTAGTTAATGCATCAATTACACTGTGTTCTTTCTTACCAATAAAGAAGTTTGCAAATGCTAATGGGTTAGCATTAGATACTAATCTGTTACCATAATAGGCAATATTAGAAATATCTCTTAAATTACTAACGCCAGGATACTTACCAATAAATTTTGGAGATTTAATTATAGCAGTATGTAAATGATCGCTTAACTCACTTAATGTTAGAGAAGTAATAGGGCCATTTAATGGATTGTTAGTTAACGATAAAGGTAGTTCATAATATCCATTATCATTTGCAGTACGATTTGTATAAATGTTTATTAGTACGTTGTCGTCAATTGTCAATGATGGATTATTAAAATAGATTTTACCAAGGTGTGGAGGAAATTCGTAATTAGAAGTGAAAACATTATTAACAAATACTTCTATTTTCAAAGAATCCGTGGCAGGCAAATCAATAACATCAATTACAATAGTAGAAGTAGTGGATTCTGTAACTGTTAGAGATTGAATAATAGGGATTTGATAAGGTGCAGAAGTTATCCAAACGTTCCCATATGTACCATCATTTACAAATTTAAAATATGTATCACCGGTTGAAATCGTATTAACTGAATTATTAGATTGTGCAATTTCAATTGTGTCTGCCATGAAATAATTCTTGAATAGGAAACTTCCAACACCTGAACTATTTTTATATTTTAAAGGAAATCCCAATACAGGATCATTGGAACCTGTACCGACATCATAACTAAAAATCTTATTACCTGTAAAATTACTTAAATGATGCGTAATGTCACTATAGCTGTTTCCAGTATTGTCAAATAAATCAAATAACGGTGCTTGATTTAGTATATCATGTTGTTGAGCATACTGCCATGTACCGTTATTAAACCACCAATTGGTCCTAGCATATTTCGTACCCGAATTTATTCCTACGGTAACATCGCTAGTTATCTCGTTGGCTATCTTTAATGTTAAAGTTAAATTTCCATTTATTTTAATATAGTCAACTTGATAAATTTTATTACGAACAGAAGGATCTATATCAGCTGTAAAGATAACCCGATTACCTTGCTCTAAAAGAACACCGTCGACATAATATCCAGCAGTACCAGCTACTTTACTAAATGCATCAGTTGTTATGTTGTCTATCAAATCAATATTGTTGATACCAAGTGATCCAAAATTAAACAATTTAATATCTGCATTAAATTCAATAATTGGACGTTGTGCTCTTTTGTTAGCAGGATAAACTGGAAGACGATTATTAGCAGCGGCACTATCTGCAATTATGCTCGTGTGAACCCATCTATTATAACGCGACCATGGGTTACCATCTCGACTTGCACGATTAATGGTTATATATTCCGGTACAATTGGTAAATTTCTAGAACTGTCAAACGGATAATCATCATACTCGTTAACTCCAAAACTATCGATAAAAGAACTTTTAATACTTTGAGACCCTAACAGTAATTCATAGCTGACTAGTTTAATACTGTTGCCAACTCCTTCTACAATAAACTCTTTTTCATAATAAGAGGAAGGAATAACTGTTCCTGTAAACCGTAGTTTCATGCCGTTTGATAGCGGCAATGCTAGATCGTATAATGATATTGTTCCAATATTCAATGTATAATTTTGCTTGCCTACTATGTTTGTTTCTATATTTCCTATAGAGGTAGTATCAACAACAATTGTTTCCGGCCCATTGACCATCCAATAGTATTCTGTATAGTTTACTAACTTATCCCAATCTATTCTAGGATCAAAGGAATACATCTCCGATCTAAACATTTTATCAAAGTTAGTATTTTGTCCGCCCTTGGTAGCAATTTCGTTAGTTAAATCGTCAATACCGATTACATCATTAACTGTACCTAATTGATCTTTAATTACTAGTGCAGGTTCTAATTGATAATTTCTACGAAGTGGTAATGACTCTGCAATATAATTGTCAGTTGAAGAAACATATGTGGGAGTTAATTTAGATCCAATGTACCCATCAATGCGTTCTAGTTGAGGAGGTTGTATTAGTTGATCAATAGTGCTAGATAAGAATTTTGCATTCTTATCTGTTCTAAATATTTCAGGTAGTAGATTGATAGACTTGATAACTTTATTTGCCATATTAACTGCCGGTTACAATTGATGTTGTGTTTAGTTGTGATGCAGTAATTGCATCAATAATTTCTATATCAAACACTGTTGCGCCACTAATAAAAATCTCGTTAGTTAAACATGCTACTTCGTATAAACTTCCAAAATTATTTGATTTAGAAACTATTACAAAGTTTGTAATATCAGGTGTTAATAAATTCATCACATACGTTACTAACTCGCTAAAGTGGAATGATTGTCCAAAATCCCAATTAGATAGAGCAAAGAAATCATTAATAGCATATAAAATTCTAGTCTTTAACTCATTATCACTAACTGGTCTAGATGAATTTTTTACTGCCTTAAATGTTGCTTGTAAATTAGAATCTGCCTTACTACCAAACAATACTTTATATTTTACAGATTGAAAAACAATTTCATCACTAATAGTTTTAATTGTTTCTAGCGACGACGAAAAGCTATTTTCTAGGCTTTGACTAGTAGGAGCAAGAGGAGCAGTACCGGATCCAGTAGATAACCAATTCCTATAAGCTGTATCATATGCCGATGTTAACAAATATACATCTACAATATTACTCTTGCTAGGGTCAATTCTTCTGTCTTCACCACTATTATGTACATAGTGGAATTTTAAATCACTACGACCAGGAAATGCAAAATAATTTGGTTCATATGTCCAGCTGTTATTCAATTTTACATAACTCTTTACTACATTTATAGATGGGTCATAAAAATAATATAAATCACCATCGCTAGGAGTACTGGAAGTTATTTTAACATCATCTTCTGCAGGGTATGATACAATATTGGTAGATGTTAATACATAGCGTAATCCATCTGATAGTTTATAAAAATAAACAAACTTGTCTAGATATCCAGTATTTGTGCTAGTGGTTAACGGATTAACTAGATTATTAAATGTGTCAGGATCTGTAATCTGTCCTGTATTATTGTAATCGTAAAAACTTACTTTAACTTTTTTAGGTTCTACATACCCGTCAGGCTCTACAACTGCATTGTCAATTTGCCATTGATAGTCTTTACGTATACTAACAGTAGATGTCGAAGCATTATCTATATTAATTGAAAGCACTGTAATAACATCTTTAACCACTGTATCATTAGTAAAATCATAATTAACTGCATTAGGATCAATAAAGAATGCCGTTTCTTTTTTACTTTCAAATATATAATCTGTAATTCTATATCTTATTGAGTAATTTTTTCCTGTCCATACAAATGCAATCATCCAACTAGAGTCGTTACCTGCATTATCATAAGTTCCTTGTTTAGCTAAATCAAAAGGACTTACTAAATCTATATTAACATCAGAAATAATGCTCCAAGTCCGAGTTATTTTAGAAAAAGTTAATCCAAATGTCCGATGACCCATGCAAAGATTTACTAATTCAGTTTCAAATTCATAAGAAAATATATTTACAAACTTAGGAATAATACTAACAGGAATGGCATCCCCGGGAATAATATTGTTTAAGATGATAGGTCCAGTACCATCATTTAATGTGCCAGCACCAAAATTAGATCCATCACCAATGACCTGCATAACAGTAGCCCACAAATAATCAACGGTAGTGGAATTTTTAGTAGGTGTAAGTTTTCCAGTTTCTGTAAAATAATATTGAACATTGTCCACTATCGGAGGAACAAATTTAATTAACGATCCTGGAGAAACATATTGTAAATTATTAGAAGTAAAAATTCCAACGGTAATTGCAATATTAGAATTTTTAAAATAACCTCTAGATTGACCAGATGTTTTATTAACTTGTGTCCATGTTAATTCTAAATCTTGTAAATTGAGTTGACTATATTGATCGAGATAGAAGGACCGTAACTCAGTAGAAGCAACTACTGGTTCCAATTGTTGTTTAATTGCAGCGAATATTTCATTGCGACTTGAGAATTCAAATTCAAAATTATTCTCTAGTGTCTTTTTATACACAATACCATCAGTTGCAAATATATTTGTCTTACTGTATTTGCCGCTAACATCACTTAGATCAAAATACTTACTTAGGCCACTAGATACTCTATTAATACTTTTAACTTTAAGGATATCACTACCCAGTGTTAATGGTGCGATATTATAATCTTCAGCAGTAACCATTCTATTTTGCACATAGAAGGATTGTGGTGCTTTACTTTGTATGCTAGCATTAGATTCTGGACCGGAACTATTAGATACTGTATATTGTAATCCCATAGTTAATGTTAATGTCTGACCTTGCCCATTCTTATTATAATAAGGAATATTAATAACAATGCCATTCATCTGTTCAGGCTTAATAGCATATGTAAGTCCATTACTCTGTCTATAGAATAATCTAAATTGACCTTTTGGTAAATTACCAAAACTACCATCAGCAAAATTCAAATCAATTTGGTCTTGATCTCTACTTGTAACACTGTAGATATTTCGTACATCATTATTCAAACTATTATAGATAACATTATTACCTACAACATCAGATACTTTAGTCCATAATGTAGAATAAGAATTATTATTATCTAATTGCCATAACCATACATCTGTATCATTAATGTCGGCGGTATTAACTCCGACAATTTCGTTAGGAACAGGTGAGTCAATACTAAAATTTGATAAGTTTAACGACCCTTGACGGAAGTGAGCAAAGAATCCGGTGTTAATACTTCCCGATCCTTGATTATCATTTTTATAGATTAAACTAAACGTGCTATGGGGACGAGGTGCTTCTTCGTAAATTGATGTTTTTCCAGAGATTGTTGCAGGAACAATCTCAAAATTCATAGATGTGCCGTTGATGTTTTTTAAGAAACTATAAACAGGAATATCGGTGTTAGAACTATTAACCCTATATTGTTCTGTTAAAATACCATCAATAGTTTTTCTATCGGCAGGCTTTCCAAATACTGCACTACCACTCATTGAAGAATTTAAAATTGTAATAAACTGTTGATACCAATTTGAATTAGTAGGATCATTCCATCCGATAGTAGTATTGGCTAAATTGACACCGTTACCGTCAATAACATTATCAGTTGTAGAAATACCTGTAACTTTTAAGAAACCATTAGCAGGTGAATTACGCTTAGGTACATAACTGATTAATTGTGCTAACCGTAAGATACTGTCGCGGCGTTGTGCTGTTTCTAAAAAGTTTTCACGGGCATTTAAATCAATACGGAAACTTAGGTTCTGACCTAGATATGCAATAAGATCAATAAGAGCAACATATTCACTACTATCAATAAAATCATTAAAATCTTCTGGAAAGTTTTCCTGAAGATATTGAATCATTGTACGGCGTAAGGTTTCAAAGTCGTAACTTTGAAAGTCGGCATTGCGGAAACTCTGATAGATCTTTTTCCAGTCTTCAGCCACTAGCAGTTTGTTATTTGTAGATGGAATCATAATTTTATTGTTCTATACCGTATTTATTGTAATAATAAACTTAGTATATTATTGTATCCTTAGGCCAATTGACTGGTCAAATGTTAACTTCATGTTAGCAGTTTGATCAGTTCCTTTCATTTGCAGAGTTAATTCTAATTGATAACCGTTAGGATATTCTGTTAAATCTATCTGCGTCGGAGTTACTCTGGGATCAAATGTACAGATACTATTAATATCTGCTGTCAAAGCATCTCGTACTTGATCAGTTAACGGTTCCATTAATAGATCCCAAATAATACTTCCAAATTTTGGATTCATCAATCTTTCACCTTTTTTAGTATTAAAATGATTTAATATATCCTGTTTGATTAATTCAAAATCATATAGACGAGTATTGGCAGTAGTGTTATCAACCGAACTGAACCCTTTATAAAAGTGACTAAGTTTTGTTACCGTTGGTACAGCAATACCGGCATTATTAAGTTCAATTGTTTTGTAGGCCATGATGTATTTATTTTCCTAAAGATGAGCCGGTTTTGACAGGAGTTCCATCCGATGTTGTTAGAATAGTACCGCTACCTGTACCAACTACACCTCCAGATAATTGCGCCAAGAAGCATTCATAAAATCCTTTCTTAGTAGAATAGATATCAGGTGTACAGAAGCCAACTGAGTGAATAGCTTTTTCGACATACCCTGGGTCAGACTGGGGTGCTTTGCATCTATCTAACATATACAAAACACTAACTTGAGCGGCAACTTGCGGAGTGGCTAACAATTCGGGATTATCAACCAAGGCAGTTGCAGAATTGACTAGTTTCTTATCAAATAACATCTTGCTGTATCGAGTATAGTTTGCACGGCCAGTTAATTGAATGTATCCTCGACCAACAAACTTTGCGCCATCCCCTGTTTCTGTATTACCTAGTCCTTTACCCTTACTAGTTGTGGAACCGTATAAGAATTCAGGAAGACTATTGTTAGGATTACCTGCATATTTGGCCGCTAGATCAGCATCCCCTTTGAATACACTAGGGAATACCTGTAGCAATCTAGCCGCAGTGTAATTAAAGTTTTCTGTTGTTAGTTTCCAGCGACATTCTCCACCTGCAATACCCAACAATGATGCAACAGCATTAGGTGTTGTTAATCCCAATTCTGCTGCGGCAGCTTTGATTGCAGCAATACCTGCTTGACTTGCACTATTATTAATGTCTTTGGCAAATTTAGGATCGCAAGTTCCCGGAACAATTTGAGGAGTATTTGCTGGATCTTGAATACCTGTTGCAGGACTATCTGCTACACCACTACTTGCACGACTTTGTAAACTTGCATCAGTTGCGGCGGAACTAAATTGTCTAGGATTAACGTTCTCATGTTGATCCCAAGGTTCATGTGTTGGAACACGTTGCATGATACTACTGATAGGATCTGCTTTAAAGAAGTTACCATTGGCCCACCCTGCTTCAAACTTTCTATTAGGTAATGAGAACAATGACAACATCGGAGGAGTCTCTGCTGTATCAGCCGGATCTGCTGCGGCTGCTGCTGGACCATTCATATGTATTAATGCCGCCGATTCATAATAGTTACCAGTAGCACCTACGTTAAAATTAGCACCGGTGCTTTGTTTCATATCACCTTCAGATGATAGACTCATTGTACCTGCGGAGGTTATCTTAGCATCCTTGCCAGTTAATAAATTTAAATCATTTATAATCGTAAGATTGTGTGTATCACCTATTGTAGTATCTAAACTATTACGTATAGCAATCTTAGCATTATCATCAACAACTAGGAAATAATGTCCTGTAACGTTTGTTTCCATATTTTGCAAAGCACGTATATTGATATTACGTCCTGCTTCCATGTTAATATCCCTATCAGCACGGAAGTTAAAGTCTGCTTCAGTGTGAATACTTACGCTATCTTGTGCATAGATATCTAACTTGCCGGCACTGGTCATTTCAATCCATGCTGTGCCTTTACTATTAGCAATATAAATTAAATCTTGTGTATTGTGTAATAAGATTTGATGACCAGTTCTTGTTCTAATTCTAACTAATTCATTTTGTCCATTAACATCGCCGTCGTCCATAACAAAAGTACTACCGCCTAATCGACTGACTGGTGCTTGTGTATTGCCTTCGTACCCAATCTTTCCTCGTTTAGCGCCAGGACTAGTATCTAAAGGACCGGGTGTACTAATACCAAATACGCCACTAGGTACTTCTCGTCTAGCACTAGAAGATGTCACTCCACGAACATTATCAATTAATAACCCCTGAGCCAATAATCTGTCAGCAAATGGATGAACAGGTTTTGCAGTTCTATCAATATTAGGTGTATCTACTTTTAGACTAGACGAATGTAATTCAGCCACCGGCAAATAATCAGTGCCGTACTTTTGACGTTGTTCCGCAGTAACCGCAGTTTGTTTAGTGGCGGCAATCCCGGGTATCATGTGATTCTGGAATTCGGATGGTACACAACCTATCCAATAACCTTGGTTAGGATCTCCGTCAATGAAAATGACCATAACTTTAGTACCTACATCGGGTGGTACCATCCACATACCGTAAGACTTTTGTACATCATTAAAGTCACTGCTATTAGTTCCTTCGTACCTAACTGATGTCGATCCAGCAAATGGACTTAGATATCTAACAATGTAAGTGTCTGCTTGGATACCTATGTTAGATTTAATACCTTTGAACAGAGCAACTTCTACACTACCCATGTAGGTAGGGTCTAATAGGTTAGTAACCTCGGCAATAAATGGACCAGGACTTGGTAATTTAGCGCGTGATCTTGAATCAATACCCGACATGTAATCCCTTATTCATTATCTTATCTAATGGGCTAGTGCCCTGTGTTAAACTTCCAAACTTTGATGTTACTGCACTGGCCAAACTTCCGCCAAGATTTGATACATCGCCTAAATTAGATTTAACTGATCCTAGCAGTCCTTCTACTGAACCAAGTGATCCAGTAATACCAGATAGTTGAGATCCTGCAGACATAAGTTTTCCACTTAACGCAGATAGATCAGTAGAGTTTAATTGACTAGTTAAGTTTGACAAAGGATTAGAAGGTAAAGAACTTGCACTCAATATGTCCGATGCTACTGAGGCAGGTAAAATATTTCCTGGAATTTTAGATATATCAGCAACACCAAATGCTGCGGCTAAGGACTTAGGACCCTTATTTTTAACAAGGTCAGCAAGGAATTGTTGATCAATTGGTGCAGCCGGAGCAACAGTAATTGGTTGAGACGCTGGCAAGTTTGCTAGTTTATCTGCTGATACATAATCTAACACTATACCTTGAGATGCAATTGCCGATAAATCAGTGTTGCTAGGGATAGACTTAGACAATGTAGCCATCTGATCAAGCACTTTACTTTTTAAATCTCCACTAAGCCCGGATAGTTGAGCAGGATTAATTCCAAACTTGCCCGCTAATGCTGCTGGATCATTCGGTAACCCAGCAGTTAAAGATTTTAATTTATCTCCTATGCCGCCTGCAAGTGTGGATGCGCCTGTTCCTAATCCTGCAACTGCTGACAATGCATTAGTTCCAACACTAGCTGCTAGACCAGAAAGAGAAGTAATATTAGTAGGTAATTTAGCTGTCTGAGAAATTAAATCTGTAGCAACTGTAGTAAGACCAGTTGCAGCTGAGGCAGTATCAAGTTTAATAGTTGCCCCCTCACCTATGCCTGAGCCCGTAACACCGAGTAACGATTGGGCCGCATTAGCTTTAGAAACAATATTAGAAGCTAAATCAGTTGTTGCATTAGATATAGGAAATGCATTCTGAAGAGTATTACCTATTTGTCCCAAACTAGCTGCTGATCCCAATGCCGATTGTGCGGATGTAAGTAAACCAGATGTTTGTAATCTAATACCCGAGGCCAATTGATCAACCCCGCCCGGAATACTTCCAAATACCGATGACGCTGCGGTAAGCTGGCCTATACCGGCAGAAACTGCACCGCTAACTTGAGTCAATAACCCGTTAACTGTCCCACCTAGTCCGCCTGCTTGTCCAATAAAGTTACTCAATGCTCCGGGAAGGCCGGGGCTAGGCAAGCCTCTACCCAATTGGGTTAATAGATTTGCGCCAGATGCCCGATCCCCTGCATTAATAGATTCAGTTGTATCGGTCACTACTGCGGTCAATGGATTTGGAGTTTGCTCTTGTCTCTTAGAAGGATCAGTAGGTGATTCATTACTACCTAGTTCGAGTTGGCCAGGAACTCTTAAAATTTCTAATGTCTGTTTGAATTGGCCTTCTTTAAAAGAGCTGTTTACTTTAGTAACTCTATAAACTCCACTAAACGGAACCTTCTTTGTATCAAAATATACTTGGCCGCCGTTTTCAAATGTATCAATGTCTATAGGATTTCTAAAATTAACTGTAATTAACACTTCACTAAAATTATGTGCAGCTTCACCATCTGCCGTTTTGCCACGTGCTCCAGGTTTGGGATTATAATTACCTATACCGCCTGTGACTAGAAAGAAAGGATCGCCCAGTATATCCAATTCTCCAGTAATCATAGATGCTTTAGAGTTAATAATAGCATCGTGCATATTTCTAGCTAATATGCTGTAAGGATCATCGGATGGTTGTCCGGCATTAGGGCCAGTTCTGTGTACCTCAGTAGCTCTAGGGTCTGCACGAGTAGTAGATTGTGCATTTTGATCAGAAGGTTGACTTTGGTTAGAGTCTCCTTTTACTTTTACATTAGGGCTATTATCTTTGGCTAGACCTGATCCCGGACTATCTGTATTACCCATTGCATTGGGCATAGCTTCAAAGAACAATGTATTGAAATTTAATTTAAAATTCATTACATCGATGTTCTTACCAGTATAAACGTAATTGTATTCACGCAGACTTAATAAATTTAAGGTCGATGCATCGATCTTTGAGGTTCCGTAATTAGGAATTTTAGTATAATGAACCTTATACGGGGATACTACATAGGTAAATTTCTGAAAAGGTTTACGAGTTATTTCATCGATTGCACTCTGATTCTCAACTTCTATCTTAATCAGAAAATACTTAACCATTCCGTATTCGTCAGGATTTCCCGTTTGTCCTATAGTTGATAATATATCCCTAACATATTTGCTATCCCTAATTAATGACGCAATACATTCATGAATATTTGCTCCATCTGAGAATTGTACTTGAGGTGTCTTTGGGGCATATTTTATAGCCTCCGGATCTTTAGACTGTTCTTGAGCACTAGGCTGAGGAGTTTTGTCGGCCTGCATGGCATTGGGTTTAGTGTCGTTGGCCGGATCATTAAATTTATATAAGGTGTTGTCTTTAAGTAATTCCGAAACCGGGCTTATTGCAATCTCACTATTTTTATTTTCAATGAATCCTAAATTATCATCCCAATCCATAAACTTAATAGCATATAGATCGTGTTTGTCTTTATTGGACGTATTTTTACCTGCCTTGTCTGCTTCTACTACCTGTTCCTTAACATTCTCGATTAGATCTTCCAATATTTCTCGTACAGTTGTGCCAGCCATATTAGTAGGTTTTTTCAATTTGTTAGGATTTCCAAAACCCTTTTCATTAAAAGGAACGCCTGCACATCTGTATTTTGTACCTTTTTCAGTAACATCAACTTCTAATCCTGTGAATCCAAATACAAAATACCTAGTAGCATCTGGAACTATTTCAGGATCTGGAAAACTAGTACTATCAGGATATCCTACAAAATCCATTTTTAAAAGGAAACTAGCTGTAGCATAAGATGGATATCCTGCTGCTACGGCTGCAACTTGAATAGATTCTATAAATCCGTTGATACTGTAGGGTTCTATAATTTCAAATTTAATACCCGTAGGAAGACTTGTATTACTCTCTTCCGAAAATCCCATTATACTTTCGATCTCAACATGATCAATAAACATATCAAATCGTCCGGGACTATTTTTATTAAATCCACCTATCAATTGTTTAACAGATTCAGCACTTTGTATAATATCTGTTTTACTAGAAACGTAATCTCCTAACTCAGATGCTACTACAGTAACTTCTGTTTTAGTTAATGCTGTTGCATTTTTACTATTAATTGAATCAGTTCCTTTACCACCAGACTTTGCAATAATGTAATCCAATGCACTATCTCTATATTTTGTAGGATCATTTACATCATCTTTCTTTAATGCGGCTAATGTAAAATTATAAGTGAATGATCTATAACGATTTAAAACATTTTGAGATTTAGATTGAACAACTTTGGACGGTTTATCGCTTTTAGGAGTTGCAGGAACAGTCTTACTAACAATTGATGCAGATTGTCTTTTTAATCTAGCAGTTTCTGCGTCACTTTGATCAGGCGCAGGAGGTGGGGCAGGAGTATCATCATATGTCCCGCTAATGACATTTCCTAATTGATCATATTCTCTAGTATCTGCCATTTTAAATTCCTAAGGCCGCCTTAATAGAACTAAGTTTAGGTAGATAAATTTTAACTCCTGCTACCATATCGTAGGTAGGATCTTTAATTTTACTTTTGTTTCTAATAGCAAATACCCACCATAGATTAACGTCACCATATAAATCATATGCTAATAAGTCTGGTCTATTATCATAGGTACTGGTAACTTCAAATAAGATATCATCTGCTTCTGCAGGAATATCTCTAAAATTCATTACATCAAGATAACCGTTTGAACTATTTGTAGAATAGTAAGGGCTAGTTTTACTGTATGTTGCCATTATAAGATTCCTGATTTTCTAACACTAGCATCTGATAACCAACCAGATACTGTAAATTTCTGCATCTCTGCTCTGCTGTACATTGGTACACAGGTAATTGCAATAGTTGATACAATTGGTACGCTAGCTAAACCATAAGGACTAGCAGTCTTTTGTCCCAGAGTAAAGTAATCTACACCATCCGGAAGTTCTATACGGAAACTGCCAATTGCTACTGGTACATTGGCTAACATATAATCACCATATGCATCTAATCGGCAAACTGGAGGAGGTGCCCCACTCATAACTTCACCACCTGATTTCATTTTGGTCAATGCTCTTAATAAATGAACTGTGGCTAGATATACGGCTGCATCTTTTTCATTCTGTACTGTAAATTTTCCTGTGATGCTAATACTACTAATAGAACTACGTTGATAAAAATTAATTGCAAAGTTACTATGCATAGGATTAGAACTTGCATAGTCGGCTTTTTGTTCATAACTAATTGAAGGGGTGTAGGGAAATATAATTGCACCAAGCGTAGATAATTCTTTAGCAGATCCACTAGTCACTGATGTTAGATAACTATGAGGAACACGAATCTTAACTCGTAGATCTTTAGATTTAATTTCGCCGCCAATACCTTTAACAGTTGGCTCTGCTGCGGCCACAGCCGCAGGTTCTGCTCCTGCAGGAACACCGGGGACAGATCTAGTACCGGGAGCATCTACAATTGATTCCCCATTGCTTAATGAATCTTTTGCAGGGACTGATGTATCACCTACAACTTCAGCATTGGCTTGTTTATCTGCAGATGCTGCATCGGTTGCAGAAGGATTAGTTGCTTCGGGACTCTTAACTGTAGTAGTAGGATCTTCTGCGGCTTTGGCGGCATCAAGTTCTTTTTTCAATGCTGTGAGTTTTTGATTTTCTGCATTAAATGCTAACCTAGCAGCTTCTGCTTCACCTGTTCTTCCTAATGCCAATCTTTCTGCTTCGGTACCGTTTTGATAGGCGGCAGATTGTGCAACAGCCGTTTGTGCGGCAGTTAGTTCTTGCCGCTTCGCCAATACCACTTGATATTGGGCTTCCCATTGTGCGTCTAGTTCTGCCGTCGTAGCCATTATCGTTCCTTTGTATGCTATTTAACCAATAAATAAAATGCTAACTTAATATCTAAATGGTTGACACCATCCATTTATATGTTATACTAACATAAGGAATAACAATAATAAGATGAACCTTATACCAACAATACGAAAAGTAAAATACTTAAACAATAGAGATCTGTTAGCAGAAATACACCGTAGTAAATGTAGTTTTTCAAGTTTTATACAACCTGACTACAATCAACACGATATTATTTTAACAAGTCTTGACAAAGTTAATATCCGCACAATCGCAGATGCTAAACGTGCAAGAGCTAAAAGAATAGGACTTATTGCATTTGCCATTGCCCGTAACGGCGGCGATAAAAAAACCAAACTAGCAGAAGTTACACCAGACTATTCTACAGTAGCTAAGACTGATGTTATTATCCGCATAATGACATTTGATCATATTCCGCTAGCACCTGGTCGTAAGAAGACAGTCAAAAGTACAGCAGACGGACATGAGAAAGTAAACTTTCCTCCATTCCAACATTGGAAATATGACGAAGTTACTAATGAACTAGTTTGTGTTGGTAAATCACATTGGAAAGGCCCGTTAGATACAGGATACTTTAGCAAAGATCACGGCCGCATTACTGAAAATCTAGGTAAGATGTTTATTAAATTAAGCGAACGCTATGCCCAAAGAAGTAACTGGCGTGGTTATACTTACATTGAAGAAATGCGGGGACAGGCTATTTTACAGTTAAGTCAGATTGGACTACAGTTCGATGAGTCTAAATCAGAGAACCCATTTGCTTACTACACAGCAGCCGTAACAAACTCGTTCACCCGCATCCTAAACATTGAGAAGAAAAGTCAAAATATTCGTGACGACCTGTTAGAAGAAGCTGGACTAACTCCTAGTTCAACAAGACAGAACGCTCACGAATACGCAGACGAGATTGCTCGCCAAGCTGTGTTATATAAAAATATGCGTATGCCCAAGAGTGAAGAAGAAGTATTTGAAGATGGTGATGGTGACGGTGAAATTGATGAAACTAAACCTTGACATTTAAAATACATCCTGCTAGACTCGTAACTAGGAGAATAATAAATGCCGTTGTTTAAAAAAGTAGCTTGCATGACAGATATTCATTTTGGCCTAAAGTCCAATAGTACAACACACTTACGTGATTGCGAAGAATTTATAGATTGGTTTATTGCAGAAGCTCAGAACGCAGGTTGCGAAACTTGTATTTTTCTCGGAGACTGGAGCCATAATCGAAATAGTCTAAACTTGTTTACGCTAGATAGCAGTCTACGCTGTCTAGAAAAGCTAGGTGCTGCCTTTGAACAGTTCTACTGGTTTCCAGGTAATCACGATTTGTTCTACAAGGACAAGCGAGACATCCATAGTAGTGCGTTTGGACGCCATATTCCCGGCGTAACTGTCGTAGACTCTATCACCACTCTAGGCGATGTTACCCTTGTGCCGTGGCTAGTCGGAGATGAGTGGAAGTCTATGAAGAACTTAAAGAGCAAATATGTGTTTGGACACTTTGAATTGCCCAAGTTCTTTATGAATGCAATGATACAAATGCCCGACCACGGTGAACTTAGGGCAGAAGACTTTACAGGACCGGACTATGTATTCAGCGGTCACTTCCATAAACGCCAAACTAATCAGAAAGTAATCTATATTGGTAATGCGTTTCCACATAACTTTTCAGACACTGGAGATGACGACCGAGGTATGATGACATTAGAGTGGGGCGGTGAGCCGCAATTTATCAATTGGCCCGACTGCCCGAAGTATAGAACTGTTAAGTTAAGCGATCTTATCGACAAGAAAGATGAGATTATGAAGTCAAAAATGCATATCAAAGTTAATTTAGATATTGATATCAGCTTTGAAGAAGCAAACTTTATCAAAGAAACATTTATTGCAGATTACGATATCCGTGAAATTAGTCTAATCCAGGATAAAACTAATCTAGACGGAACTATCGATGACAATCCAGATGCTACATTTGAAAGTGTTGATCAGATCGTGACAGAACAGTTGATCAATATTGAGAATGGCCAGTTTGATAAGACTACACTACTTGAGATTTATAATAACTTATGATAATTGATGCATTTATGTTCTTCAACGAGTTTGATATTTTAGAAGGAAGACTCGAGTACCTGTATGATCATGTAGATTACTTTGTGTTAGTCGAAGCTAATATTACACAAAGTGGCGATCCCAAACCTATGCATTTTATGAATAACATGCCTAGGTACAAAAAGTATCTAGATAAAGTTTTATATTTTCCATTTATTACTAGTCGTAGTGATTACAACTATGATAAATTGCCCGGCGAGGAAAGAGATTACGATACAGGTCCGTGGCAACTAGAAAATGCACAAAGAAATTATATCTCAAAAGCGTTGGATCTATTTGAAGATGATGCTATTATAATGATTAGTGATTTAGATGAGATTCCCCATAGAGCATGTATTGATATTACTAAGGACTACTTTTCAAAAGGTTGGGATAGACTAAGTGTTCAACAAGATCATTTTTCCTACAACTTTAAACAGAAACAAATTGTTCCTATTTTAGGTACCACTATTTCAACCAACAAGGTTGCTAAAGAAGTTACGCCGCAAGGACTTAGAAATGCAAAATACGGGTTTGGTGTTATTAATAACGGCGGATGGCACCTAACCTATTGGGGTGATGTAGAGACTATTCAATATAAGATACAGACATTTGCGCATCAGGAACTGAATCAAGAACAATTTAAAGATCCAGACCATATTAAAGAAAAGATTCGTACAGGGCAAGATATGTTTAATAGAAATAATCCGTATGTACTAACACAGCCTGGCGAAATTCCAGAAGATGTTATGAACATCTTTGGAAAGATTCAAGATAAAATTGCAAATTCTATAAAATAATACATGTTTAAACTAAAGAATATAACCGTAAAAAACTTTATGAGTGTGGGGAATCAGACTCAAGCAGTCGATTTTGATAAACAAGCACTGACATTGGTGCTGGGCAGTAACCACGATCTAGGCGGCGATGACACAGGATCACGCAATGGAACAGGTAAAACTACTATTGTCAACGCATTAAGCTATGCATTGTATGGACAAGCGTTAACTAATATCAAGAAAGAAAACTTGATCAACAAGACTAACGGTAAGAACATGTTGGTCACTGTTGAGTTTGAGAAGAACAATACCAAATATCGTATTGAGCGAGGTCGTAAACCCAATGTTCTACAATTATTTGTCAATGATAATCAACTGAAAACAGATGAGTCAGAAGATGATAGTCAGGGTGATAGCCGAGAGACGCAAAAAGCAATCGAACAGATGCTGGAAATGTCACATACAATGTTTAAACACCTTGTAGCATTGAACACTTATACAGAACCCTTCCTATCTATGAAGGCTGCAGAGCAACGTGAGGTCATTGAACAGTTGTTGGGCATTACATTACTAAGTGAAAAAGCCGAGGCCCTTAAATTATTAGTCAAAGAAAGCAAGGATCTTATTCAGAAAGAAGAGTTTAAGATTGAAGGTATTAAGGCTGCTAACGAAAATGTACAGAAAAGTATCAATAGTCTAGAGATTAAGAGCAGTGCTTGGGAAACTAAAAAAGAAAATGATATTGAAGGACTAGGTCGTGCTATGATGCGATTAGAGAATGTTGACATCGAGTCTGAGTTAGCTGCTCACTTACAGCTTAAACAGTGGAATGAGAACAATGTTAAGATTCAAAACTTGAATAAACAGAAGGCTACATTAGAGTCCGCAATGGGGCAGGCTGAAAAATCAGTTAAGAAGTATGAAAAAGATTTGGCTAGCTTGTCCACTAAGATATGTCATGCGTGTGAGCAAAAGCTACATGATCATAAACACGAAGAAATGACTTCCACTGCTACACAGCATCTTGAGGAATCTCAGAAATACTACGATAAGGTTACGCAAGACTTCACTAAGATTGTCGAAGAAGTTGCGGCGATTGGAGAACAGCCGCATCGCCCTCAGACATTTTATGATACAGAAGCAGAAGCATTAGGTCATAAGAACAACTTAGACGGTCTTGAAAAGAGTTTGACCGCTAAGATTGATGAATCAAATCCGTATCAGGAACAAATAACTGAACTTAAGAAGACTGCTATCCAAGAGATTACGTGGGATCATATTAATCAGCTTACTAAACTGAAAGACCATCAAGAGTTCTTGCATAAGTTGTTGACTAATAAAGATAGCTTTATCCGTAAGAAGATCATTGATCAGAATTTAAGTTACTTAAACAAACGGTTAGGTTACTATATTGACAAGTTAGGATTGCCACATCTTGTTGTATTTCAAAATGATCTAACAGTTGAGATTACTCAACTAGGACAAGATCTAGACTTTGATAACTTATCTCGTGGAGAACGCAATCGTTTGATTTTATCCATGAGCTTTGCATTCCGTGATGTATGGGAAGGTTTATATCAAAGCATTAATTTATTGTTTATTGATGAATTAGTTGATGCTGGTATGGATGCCGCAGGTGTAGAAAGTGCCCTAGCGGTCCTAAAAAAGATGGCACGAGAACGCAATAAGAATATATACTTAATATCACACAAGGATGAATTAGTAGGTCGTGTAAACAATG